GCGAACACGCTCATACTCATCCTTTGCGTCAGCCTTAGCCCAATGCAGAAGAGAACGCCTGGAAAGACCATTTGTTTTACGAGTATCAAATCCCATCCACCTTTCTACACGGTCAGATACTTCACTGAAATGAAATGTTGGTGCTCTAGCACAGAATGCTAGCCATGTGATTAGGAGACGAGCATCCGTGTTTTTGAGAGCCCAACCTACACGAATCCACTTCTCATACGAGCCATCACCATAATATGTCGCTGGAAGAATCATAGCATAGTCGTGCGTTTCACGCAGATTATAATCAGATATTTGGATACTGTCCAAGAAGTTATTCACTGCTCTATCTAGCTCTTCACGATTCTTGATTTTAGCTACATTGGATGGGTGCAAGAAATCATCATTATACATATCCATAGTAGGTTTACGTGAAATAGTTAATGTTCCAGCCCCTCCACAGCCTTGACCCGTTCCTTGGCCCGTTCCTTGACCCGTTCCAATACGATTTACCTGCATGTATTCATTGTAATGCTCAATGAACTTACTTGTCATAAACAACGCAGGATGGTCCTTGTAACGAACAGACAGCTTTTGAATGTTCTTTACCTGGTCAAAGCTAGACACAGGAATTTCGGGATACATGAATTGTTCATCGGAAGAGTCATACGAAACGTCAAAGACACGACTAAGCTGGTACTTATCGTTTCCAGGCTTACGACTACCATAAAGCTGCCAAGGAGTTTTTCCAGTACTGATTCCTTTGTCAAACACATCTTCCCAAGAGTTCTTTAGAGGTAGGTTCTTCCAAATCTCAGCAGCTTTATCCATGATTCTCTCACGAAGAATAAGTTGAGTAACATGGTCGGCTTGCACTCCAATTATCATGTGGATTCCATCCTTCGTAATCTTCTTGTTTTTGGTTTTATCATCAATACGGTTTACGGTGGGTTTCTCAAAAACATAAATCTGAAACCGTGTGGTTTCGTCTATTTGAAATATAGTTTTGATTTCTCCTAAATATTCCCCGATGAGTTCAATGATATCATCGGGACTGTGTTGTTTTTCATCTACCTCATAATCATAGCGAAAATCAATATCTACTAATATAGGCCCGTCTTTGTCGCGTTGCATCTCGGTCAAATATTCCTTCTTTTTACCAGCAATAACTTCCTTGGCATAGAGGTCTAGAAAGGTCGGATAATCAGCATCGGGAATATGATAGGAACCGCCATGAATGTTCTGTTTTGCATCCCCAATCCTAGTATTTGTTACTGGTTTTGGGTTTGTTGTAGGCAGGTCTTTTTGATGAACATGCTTGGACAGAAAATCAAATACATCACGATATTTTACAGTTAACTTTTTTGGTTGTGATACAGCAGTGGAATGATTAGATTCCATTTGCATTTGGATATATACTGCTTATATTTTTATTCCCTTTTTAAAAATCAATTTTTCAGAGGAGGAGATAAAATAATGCTATTTAGCATAATTTGTAAGCTTATTATATAGATGGCGGTTAATTTTGATTATAAATTTCCAAATGTACCTAAGAACACGATTGACGGGGCATCAATAAATCAAGGAAAAGCAGAGATAACTAGAACTGCTCCTTCTGGTAGTCAAGATGATGAGGATGATGAAAATGGCACACAAAATCAAGCCGGTTTAAAAGCAGTGTTGTCTAATTCGCAAAAATTAAATCCAGCTATCGTAAATGGTTACGTTCAAGATTCGCCTGTATTAGTATCTTTTGAAGAATACAAAAAATACATAGATGCTGTTTATAATTATATAACTAATAATAGTAATACATACAATGAAGGGATTAATAGAGCAAAAACTGGGAATTGGGATTCTCTTGCTTTACAAAAAATGATAGGTAGAACTGATAATCAAATAATGAATGATATGGTATTCCATATTTTTGTTTCATACCATTTATTAAACGAACATAATTTAACTGACGATAAGAAAGCAAAATCTGGAAAACTTATACGTTATATTGATGACTATAGAAAAACAATAGAAACCGATTTAGGTAAGAGCTTAATTCTATTCAATAAAGACGACACAATTATGTTTTTTATACCTAATTCTTTACCAACAACCAATTGGACTGCTGCTGAACATAAAAAAATATTAAGTGCGGAAAGAATGAATAAGACAAATTACAATACATTCCCATGGCCCTCAACATTATTGAATTATTTAATATATTTGTTTGAGAGAACTAGAGAAATTATGATTAAGCGGGGTAAAAATAATATTATACTTTTTAAATTCGTTGAGTTTTGGATTATTAAGTTAAAAAAGCTATTATTAGGGAGTCAAAAATCAAAATGCTTAAGACTTAATAAATTATTAACTACTAATGAAACTAGTTTAGGTTACAACTATAACGTCACAGGAAGTAATGTAAATAAAATAGATGATTTGAAAATTGAAAATTGCGATCCAATATATCCTAACTGGGGTCCTGGTAAAGTAAGATGTAGACGTCTCGTTGATGCTAGAAATAAAATAAGCCAAAACTTTGACAAAAACTGTAATATTAGAGAAACCGCAAGAGAATTGGGCAGAGTTGACGTTACTAGCGAATTGAACAGTGGATTATCTGAATTGGTTACAAATATATTAACTGCATTATCAACCGAACCCAAAAATAAAACAGGTGGTAAAAAAAATAAGACACGTAGGCCTAAAAAACAAAGAAAAACTAGAAAACTTCGCAATAAAAATATTGGTGGTGCAAACGGTGACGAAAGTTTTTCATTATTATTAATGTTGGTTGGTGTTATATTACTTATTATAGGCGCAGCTACTGGCAATCTAGCCTTAACAAGTATAGGTTCAATTTTAATATTTTTAGGGCTAATGATAGCATGTAACTTCTGCATATTTATTTTTATAGTAAGCTAATCAAAAAATTGATTAACAATAACTAAAAGATATAAATAAATATCCAGATAACTATATAATGAAGTTTTGCGTGAAATGCGATAATATGTATTACATTGGAATTAGTGTAGATGACCCAAACCAACTGACTTATTATTGCCGTAATTGCAAGCATAAAGATGATACAATTACTGAGGAAGGAGTATGTGTTTTGAATTCACAATTGAAGAAGGGCGAGCAGAAGTTTAACCATATTATTAATGAGTATACCAAGTTGGACCCTACTTTGCCAAGAATCTATAATATGAAATGCCCAAATGTGGAATGTAAAACAAATAAGGAAGATAAAAAGGCAGAGATTATTTATATCCGTTATGATGATGATAACTTGAAGTATTTGTATATGTGCACGGAATGCGATACCACGTGGAAAACCAATCAGTAAGGGAGGGTTTAGAAGGGACAAGGAACGAAACCGACCCGCGCAGCTTTCAGGTTCCCCTCAGAAAAATTGATTAATATATTTTTTATTAACCAATTTAGAAATATAACCCTATATATTATCAACGATGGAAAGAGATTTGGAGTACTTAAAGTCTAAGATTCCCAAAGAAGTTTACGAAGCGAATAAGGAAAAGTATGATGCTAAACTAGATGAATTAGAGGAGGCAGATCCTAAAGTAGAAGAAGATGAAGTAGAAGATGAAGATCAGGAGACACAGGCCAGTGATAATGAGTCTATTGAAAAAGAGGAGGAGGACGAAGATGAAGATGAGGACTTAGAAGAGCAAGACGTTGAGCGATTAGGTACAGCATTCCCTGAAATAGAAGATGATAACGACGACGAGGAAGATGATGACGAATTTTATCTACAAAAGTTTGATGAGACAATCCAACAAAAAATTATCGCAGATTTCCACCCAGAATTGAAGTCACATAATTACGACGAAATAGATGTTTTGTCTAGAGTTGTTCGTGATGAGAATGGTAATATTATTGACCCACTTCATAAGACAATTCCATTTATTACTAGATATGAAAAGGCACGAATTTTAGGAGAACGTGCAAAACAAATTAATGCTGGCGCCAAGACATTTGTTGAATTGGAGCCGAATGTTATTGATGGATATGTGATTGCTTTGAAAGAATTTGAGGCTAAGAAGATTCCGTTTATTGTAAAGAGACCTATGCCGAATGGTGGTGTAGAATATTGGCGATTTGAGGATTTGGAAGTCCTAGTTTAATAATTTTAGACCAATAATAGATTTATGTTTTTTTTATAATTATATTGTATACCATAAATACAATATAATATGTCTGAATCTGAATCTGAATCTAAACCTGAAACTGTGCCTGGACCTGAATCTGAATCTAAACCTGAAACTGTAACTGTAAGTGAAACTGGACCGGTAGAAGGAGCTCAATCTAAAGACCTTATTACAAATGGTACAATAACTTGGAAAAAAGAAGGCGACATTACTTATGTTTCTGCGAAACCGGAAGGTCCCCCTTCTGCAGAAAATAATAGTTGGACCATATTAAATGCAGCCCAAAAGGGTGCAACAGCTTCGTTTTTAAAGAATCAATTAACTAGCTCTACAACTCAATCCCAAGAAAATGCTTCTCCTGGTGCTTCTCCTGATGCTGGTGCTGATGCTGATGCTGGTACTGGTGCTGGTGCTGATACTGGTCCTGCTACTGATATTGCTGCTACTACTGGTACTGCTACTGATGCTGCTGCTCCTGCTACTGATGCTGCTACTCCTGCTCCTGATGCTGCTACTGCTACTGCTACTACTACTGATGCTCCTCCTGCTCCTCCTGCTAAGAGAGGATGGTTGGGGTTTGGTGGGGGTAAAAAATCAAAGAAACAAAGAAACAAAAACAAAAGACATACTCGTAAAACCAAATAATAACCTTTAGAAAGGAAGGAGGGGGGTAATTGGGGGCGTAGTTCAACCTAATTTAGCCAAACCAAAAATCTCATTATATATAAATGACGGATTACGTAGTTTGTATCCCATCTTATAAAAGAGCAGAATTATGTAATGAGAAAACACTCCAAACATTAAAGGACAACCACATCCCCGCCAAAAAGATATTCGTTTATGTGGCAAACAAAGAAGAATATGACGAATACATCAATATATTAGATAAATCCAAATACAATAAGCTGGTCGTAGGAATTAAAGGTTTAGTTCCTCAACGCCAATTTATCATGGAGCAATTTCCCGAAGGCAAACACATTGTTTTCTTTGACGATGATGTTTCCAAAATAGATTTAACTATGTCATCACTTACAAAGGGTAAATCCTTAGATTTCTTTTTCAAACATGCATTCAAAGAGTGCCATAAAAATAAATCCTTTATTTGGGGTGTTTATCCTGTATTCAACCCATTCTTCCGTAAGGGCCGCACAGAGATGACAACTTGCTTAACCTACATTGTGGGTGCATTTTATGGTATAATCAACAGACCCAAATTAAAGGATATTGAACTCACAATTACCAAAGAGAATGGCCAAAAGGAGGACGTAGAGAGAACATTAAAATACTTCGTAAATGACGGTATAGTTCTCAGATTCAACCGTGTAGGATTTATGACAAAATATTACGGTAAAAGTGGTGGTTTAGGAACATTTGAAGCCCGTTTAAAACCTATGTTGGAAGCGTCCAAAAAATTAAAGGCGAAATATGGCGAATATGGTGAGATTTCCACCAAAACCCATGGTATGACTGAATTCAGATTAAAGAAAATACCCGCCAGAACAGAAGCTGAAGTAGCAAAACAGACAAAGAAAGTACCACTTACACCCAAAAATAAGACCCGCAAAAACAAGTAAAACAAACAAGGGAATAAATAATGTGATTATATTATAACTAAATAAATGTATTTACTTATAATTTCAGCAACAATCTTTTTTATTCATGCATTAATAACAAGTAGATTTTTCAATAAACGCCGAATATTAATAACAATTATAAACGCAATACTTTTTGGAATATTTTATTACTTATGGCATATAAACGTAGAAGGATTTCGCAAAAGTGTAGACGCAGCATTTAAAGACGGAAAAATATATTACTATGATACTGTACCAACAACAGATAAATGCGAAACAGGTGATAAGGAAGAAATAACGTTTTACTACAACAATGGAACAGAAGAAAAACACATTGACACAAGTAACAATTCATATACCTGTAAAAAATTAACGCTTAAACCAAAGACAATACCGCTTCAAACGTACGGAGGTCGTGGTAGTCAAGTAGCACAAGTAAAACCTGAGCCAATTTTAAAATACATAATAACTCCAGGAACTATTATAGACCCATCGTTTAATTGCCCAGAATCTCTAGACTATAACATAAACAAAGGTAAATGTTTTACACCGAACTATACTGCTTATCGCAATAGTTGTAAAGAAGATTATGACGAGACTAATGACGCATGTTTAAGAGCAAATCATGATAAAATTTATCCGTATGACCCATATTATAAAATGACGAAGAATAATGATTATGTATTTCCAAAAAGATATAAATGTCCGCATGCTATAACTCAAATATCAATAACATATCCAGGTCAAGACAGAAATAACGATGTTTATAACTGTGATGCTAGTGGAAATAGAAAAGTAGTAAATAACGATAATGATTGTCCACCAGGATTAAGAGCTATCAAACGTCGCAATATATGCAGATAACATGAAAAATTGATTAAAATGAATCTATTTCATGAATTGAAATCAAACAACAATGTCAATTCTAGATAAACTTTCGGTGCTAAATCCTGTTATTATTCGGCCCAAACCAGAGATGTGTCATCCGACCTGGGAAAACAAAAATTTTCGGTATGAGGGGACTGTTAAGAATATTCGGTATCACTATATTAACGGTGGGGCAAAACAATTCGGTAAGGAGAAGGTAGTTTATATTAGTTTCATGGATTTGGAAGCCTACAATAACCTTCTTCTTCAGGGTTCACATATTATGTGTTACGTTCATAACACATTAATGACCTGTTATATTACAACTATCGCAAGAGATAGTAGTAATAAAATTTATAAATTGGAGGTAGCTATTTACGATGACGAGAACATAATTAGACCTTACCCAATTGTATACAACATTAACGTTAGCAATATTGATTCTATGTTAATTACGGAAAAGATGTATCAGATTCAAAAATTCTAATCTTTCGGGTTTCTGCGCATATTCTTCACAGTTTTGTTATGTGTTTCAAAAAATTTTCTGGTTTTATTCTTACTGTTTAACCATACATTTTTTCTCAAATAACATACAATAGATAGACGTATTGTCTCAGGTGTTTTTTTATGAATGGGCAAATTGGCATGGGGTTGGTGGACATCCATAAAAAGAACATCACCACTGCGAACATCAACTCCAACACCATATTGTGGGAAACAGGTTTCACCGCCAGTGTAATCACCGCGTTCAATAACAGCTAAATTACCAAACCCTTCGTCATCATCTCCCTTATCTGTGTGTAGTCCAGTTTGGAAATTAACATTGGTTGTAATTGTAGTGAAAGCTGTATTGGCTATTTTAAAATGTGTTTCTTTGGCTTTCTTGATTTGTTTGGAGTAGTGTTCAGGCGTTAATTTAGCATACATTTTATCAACTTCCTCAATAAGAGGTATAGTTTTCTTATACAATTCAGGGTAGTCCATATTAAAACGACATTCACGCACATTAATAGAAGGTTTTCTACCAAGTTTAGTGAAAATCACTTTTTGACTAGGAGTCCAACGGTCAAAATAACCAAAAATATTAGACATTACTTTTTTAACATTCCCTAAATTCTTCTTTTTGCTACCTGATGCGCTGCCGCGAAGACTAGATGCGTTTTTAGCGAATTTAATAATGCTGTCGTAAAATGCATCTTGATTGGCAGTTGTTAATTTATTCTTTCTAAACCTTAATAACAATCTTCCGTCAGCAGCAAATACATCAGAATCGTCTTTAATAATTGTTTTGATATCGTCAGGTTTTAAGAATTTATCCATCTTCTTGGCTAATACTTTATCATCATAATCTTTCTCCACTGTGTAAACTGTTACACCGTTTTTTTTCTCTGTTTTAATAATCATTTCTTTATATTTACCATACATTTTTATTCATAAGTTTAGTCCAAATTTTATGTGCGAATAATATAGATGGCTAAAAAATCTGCATATTTGTTTTATATTATACTTGCACTATCATTAGTAATATTTGGAACACTTTCATTGACGTTTTTTAAAATAAATATAATTGAAGGTGCGAATGTATCAAGTAAAAATACAGACGAATTTTCTATTGGAATTAAAATTGACCTGAATGGCAAAAAAGGTAAGATAGTTCCTTATCCTCTTGGCTCTTACACAGTTACTACCACTTCTGGAAAATACTCTTCTACGACTGATTTTTCTATGAATCAACCAGCCACGTATGTAAAAACAAAATATGATGTTGATACTTCTAAAAAAATTGTTGACAGAATAATAACTATTGCTCCAAAAGACACAGGTGGTTCAAAAAATATAAATATAGGTGATGTAATAACAAATAAGTTTATTTTAGATATAAGCTTTAATAATATTGCATATAAACTAGATACGATTGAGGATTTAAAATCAAAAGGTATGCCAACGGATAATTTAAACTACATTGATAAGAACAATAATTTGATTATAACTACGCTTGGTCCAATCTATGATAAAAATAAAGGTAAAATTGGAAGTGTAAACGCGGATGACACTGATATATACAATGACAAAACGTATGCTATTAATGTTGAAAACAAAGATGATATCTTTTTAGATATAAAAAAAATAATTATTAGATTTATGATTCCACTTCCATTATCAGCGTATTCCCCAGCTGCACCACCACCAAACGACCCTAAACTCGTATCTAAACTACCCAAATTAGATCCAAATATGAGTAATGATAAATTCCTTGAACCATATTAAACCATTGACCAATTCCCATATTTTATTTTATAAAAGCAAACAACAATTATAATATTGTTGTTTGTCTAAAATTATTTACAAAGCACTCTTGTAATCTACAACATAAGGGTTTGATTTTAACATAGATGTAATATCGGGTGTGTTTCTATCCATATTTATATTCGCATATAAATTATTGCTTGCTCCAGCAGTTCTGCCCATATTAGTAGGGTCTGGTGATTGATAAGGCATTGTTGCAATAACCGCACGATTGTTTTCTAACATATTATCACGAGATACTTGACGCATATTGATATCGCTATTCATTAAATTCATGTTACCATTGGGTGTATATCCAATATTTGTGCTTGATTTAATTTCATTGTTGCGTTGATTATAATTTGCTTCATATGAGCTCATTTGACGACTTCGCTCACCTGCACTAGCATTACCAGCATAGAAGAAATCTCCTGTCTCAGTACGAATAGTGTGAGTAGGAGTGTGTCCAGTTACACTGTAAGCACCGTGGGGTTGTGTTGAGCTTACATTCAAATGATTGGTTGATTTCTCTGTGGTCTCACGAATAGTAGGAGCTGGACGGTCAGCAGGATTAAAAATATATGATTGGGGAACTGTTGTACTAGGATTCTGGTAAGGTCGGAGTGTTCCCATAACATTCTCTTTACGACTAGGTCTTAACATATCAATCAAGGGCGCAATAGCCGCACCTAATCCACCACTAACCATACCATAATAGTAATCTTGATTATTTTCTGTGCGGTTATTGGGATAAGCCTTTTTTGCTTTAATTTCATAATCAGCATCCGTCGCATATTGGCGGCCATTTGCATTAGCACCCGCTAAAGGAACTGCACCTAATTGTTGATTATGGGTTGGCATATATTCACCAGGAATATAGCTTGCCTCATTTTTGTAACCAGCACCGCCAGCATAAGATACAGCGGTTTCTGGACGGCTTACATAACGGTCCACAGGAATAGCACGCATTGTCTCACCATTTCTAATACCACCCGATTTAAAAAGACGACCAATATCATCAGGACTTCTGCGATTATCTAATTCAAAACTCTGGTCAGGTAAATGTTTCTCCATGATACCCATTTGCTCATAAGTCGCATTTTGTTTAATAAGACTATCAGCAGGTCCCTCATGACCATAAAGCATTAATCCAGTGGCTTTGGGTTTATTATCTACACGCATTTGGTCTGCGGTTTTATCTAGCCATTTATCACGCATCATCATACCAGAGTTATAACCACCAGCACCCTCGCTAGTATATCCTAAACCTAGACCAGGTGCTACGTGCTCCTCTTCAAATGGTTTTACATTTGCCATGCGCAAACTAGGATTAACACGGGATTGATAAAATTCACTCATGTTGGGTGCACCATTAGCCCATTGTTGATTTGCAGAGGGTGAAAACAAAGGTGCTTGTTCTTTTTTGCTAATTGTTTGAGTACCAGAACCAGTGTAACTATCTAAAAGACCTTCATTAGAATTCTCGTTTGATATACGTGTTCTTAAATTACTACCGAAAAAGGGGACCATATTGTTGTGTTCAAAATAACTAGCATTTACTTTATCACCTGTTAATGAATAGAATTGTTGTCCAGCGAATGCAGAATCATCCATTGTACTTGGTGATTGGGCCTTGTTCATATTAGGATTGAAATACTTATCTGTGTAAACACCACCGCCATTGTCGTAACGATTTGATGTTGATAATTGCGAAGTTTGGTCACTATCAGATGATACTATAGGAAGCTCACTGGGAAAATTACGGTTTGGAATATCCACGTTAGGTAATTGTGTTCGGTTTCTAAAGTTCTCACTCTTAGCTTTTTGATTAGATACAATATATAATAGTCCTAATGCAACACCTGGGATAGCAATTTCCATGTTTATATTATATAATTAAAATATCGTTATATAATATTTATTGGGATTCGTTGTTATTATTGTTATTGTATTTTATTTTTATATAATGTACCAGGACATCCCATTTCATCTCCAGTAACACAGATTGATTTGCCCGATAAGTAAAAGGGAATTCCATCCATTCCTGAAACAACAGGTACAGTTGGAACAAAGAAATCTTTCTCTAAAATACGTGTTTGTACATTCTCATGAAAGCCTTTCTCTAAACCATTCAATGGATTTAAAAAAGGTTGTTCCCATCTAGGTTGTACTAAATCCTTATACATCCAAGCTGGATGGGTTGCTCTACTTTCTTCTACAAAGGGGTCTTCATTTCTATAGTAATTAGATGTTGTTTGTGCAGTATATTGTTGATGTTCGTTTGTGCCAATGTAATCTCTATTTAGTTTACGAGTTAATCCATGTAAATCACTCTCTAAATTTACTGTATTGTTTCTCAAGTTGGCGCCCCATTTTTGCATACGAATATTAGGATCTTCAAGAAAAGGTAAATCAGTTCCTTGGCCAGGTGTATCTAAAAAATATCTACCTGCAAAACTGCTTATTTGTGCTTGTTTATGAATACGTGATGGATCATCGTGAAATCTAGTAAATGACATAACTATAATATATGCCGAAAAAATAGTTTCGTTAAAATAATATATAAATTATATCAACTATTGTTTATATATTATTTAATACAAATGGCAAAGATATGTCTAAACATGATTGTGAAAAACGAGAGTAAGATTATTGAGCGTCTTATGCTTTCTGTTCTTCCCCTAATTGATAGTTACTGTATTTGCGATACTGGTAGTACAGATAATACTGTAGAGTTAATAGAATCCTTCTTTGAGAAACACAATATTCCTGGTAAAATTGTAACCGAGCCTTTTCAAGATTTTGGTTACAATCGTACTTTTGCACTAAAAGCTTGCAATGGTTTAGCTGATGCTGATTATTTGTTATTAATGGATGCCGATATGAAATTACGCATTAACCCAACGCTTAATATAGCAGAATTAAAAGAATCATTGACACAATGTGCATACTACATTTACCAAGGTTCAGATACATTTTTCTATAAAAATGTTCGCATATTGAGAAACGACCCTGAATATTCATATTGGGGTGTCACGCATGAATTTGTGAAAACACCTCAAGGTACCGTATATTTGGAAATTGACAGAGCACGACTTTTTATAGATGACATTGGCGATGGCGGTGCGAAAGCAGATAAATTTGAACGTGATGTTAAATTATTATTGAAAGGCTTAGAAGAAAATCCAGGTAATGACCGTTATACTTTTTATTTAGCTAATAGTTATCGTGATGCAGGAATGAGCAAAGAAGCTATAGAAAGATATCAAGAGCGTATTAAGATTGGTGGCTGGCATGAAGAGATTTGGCATTCACATTATTCTATCGGGAAATGCTATGAAAAAATGGGAGATATGCCGAACGCTATTAATGCATGGCTAGAAGCCTACCAATTTTATCCTAACCGTATTGAGAACTTATATAGAATTGTGCACTATTATCGGTCGACTGGTAAAAACACACTCGCTTGCTCATTTTACGAAATGGCGAAAGAAGAATTGGTTAAAAATACCACACAAGACCATTTGTTCTTAGAGAAAGAAGTCTATGATTTTAAATTGGATTATGAATTCACTGTGTTGGCGTATTACAGAAATCCAAACAAATTAGATGTTGTTGCTGCGTGTACGAAAGTTATGTTTCATCCTCATGCTCCCGAAAACCTTACTAAGAATGTGTTGTCTAATTATAAATTTTATAGCCCCAATCTTGCTGATTTTGGTTTACAACGAGACAATATGAACGTATTAAAAAAGATCGGTAATACATTGAATATAGATAGTTCACTAATTTCTAGCACACCGTCAATTTGCGTAGACCCATTAGTAAAGTCTAGATTAATTGTAAATCTTCGTTATGTGAATTATCGTATTGGTGATAAAGGTGAATATATAAATAAAGAAAATATTGTTACAAAGAATGTGATTGCATACATTGATATCAGTAAAAAAGAATGGAGATTAGAGAGCGAAACTGAGTTGAAATACAATCCTAGTTACGATAATTTATATGTGGGTTTGGAAGATGTGAGAATTATGGGACATGGTGGTAAACTTTATTTTAATGCGAATCGTGGACTAAGTTCTGGTAATATGGTAATAGAGCATGGCTTAATTAATTTGAAATCTAGATCTACTCTTTCACATATTATTGAAATAGATGGACAACATGGAGTAGAGAAAAATTGGGTAATGTTCCAAGATGCCGAACGGGAGCTTAAAATGATATATGGTTGGCATCCATTAAAAATTGGTAAAATAGTTGACCATCCTGAAAGTAAAATAGATGACAAGAACAATCCAGTGAAAAAATTTATGGTTACTAATGAAATCAAAACACCACCATTTTTTAAATGGTTTCGTGGTTCAACAAATGGTGAGCGTGTTGGAGATGAAATTTGGTTTATTTGCCATATTGTGAGTTATGAAGACCGCCGATATTATTATCATATTTTTGTTGCTTTAGATGTAAAGACGATGGAGTTGAAACGATACAGTAGAATCTTTACGTTTGAGAAAGAAAAAGTAGAATATACGTTGGGATTTGTCTATTTAGAAGAGAACAAGGAACTTTTGATTGGATATAGTTTAATGGACCGTGAAACAAAATATATGACAATTGGTAGAGACAAGGTGGAGGAATTATTTTATTAATATAATGTATATTATATTTATTGTAAATGTCTGATAATGATACTATTTTCAAAGATGTTCTTGTGCCAAATTGGCGTTTAGTAAGAATTAATCCTAAGCCAGATAGGAGAAAAGGTGGCCGTGACTATTTTATAATAACAAACTTTGCTGAAATTGTTAAAAAAAAATTGGATGCATATTTAGTGATTAAAACAAAGTCAGACGATGAATACGATGAAGAAGATGAACACGAGGAAGAAGATGAACACGATGAACTCTATAAACACTATAAACACTATAATAGAGACCATCCCCAAATAGTATTTGGCAAATGGGGTGCTCTTGGAATCATGAGACCACCTAGAATGAAAGATTTTTGGGAAATAATTAAAGATGATGAAAATTTTTTTGTTTGGAATCCTGCTACATCCAATTGGGACAAAAGTTCTAGTTTTCGTAATAGCATTGCACCAACATTTCTAAAGCATAATAAAACCCCCACAATAGATGACATGAATTCTGCCGAAGATGCCTTTGATAGCATGAAAGAACAATTTGGCGAATATTTAAAGAAGCAACAGGAAATTTTAGATGATCAAAAGGGTGGTAAAAAATCCAAGAAATCAAAAAGAACAAAAGCAAGAAAACCCGTAAAGAAACAACGTAAAACTCGCAAGCATAAAAAATAAACATAAATCCGTCCACTATTTAAACCATATTCATAGTAGCATTTTTACAATTCTCACCAAAGGTCTTACGATGCCATTGGCATATTCCATGTTCCCGAATTCCATCCAAATGCCTCTTCGTTCCATAACCCATATTGGTATCTAGACCATATCTCTCGGCCAAAACAGGATGCTGTTTACACAATTTCTCAACATAAGCGTCACGACCAGTTTTCGCCAATATACTCGCAGCAGCAATTCCAATATATTTGGCATCACCCTGTTCAATAGTTACATTAGATAACTCTTGAATGCACTCACGACTCGGGTCAAATGCCCTATATGGAGTAAAATAGTTCCCATCTACTATAGCCATACATCGGTCCATTTCCATATCTGGCAATTTCATTATACATTCACGAATGCATTCATGCATTCCTTTCATAACAGATTGTAAAATATTAACATCATCAATAACATCTTCAGGAACAGACGCTATGTGCCATGCCAATGCATTTTCCTTTATAAACTTAGCCACTTCATTAATCTTTTTTTTAGAAGTGAATTTTTTACTATCTTTGATATCTACGCCAACGAATTTAGTAAGGTCTTTAGGTAAAACAACGCATGCAATATAAACACTGCCGAATAAACAACCTCTACCTGCCTCATCTAATGAAAATTCATATTGGTTTTTTTCATTGTAACATCCAGACAATGGTGTTGGTGGATTGCGAGGCTTTCTCTTCTTTTCAACTGTTACTTGTTCAAATGGTTCTATAATTGGTTCCATACGATTACGATTATTAAATAACAAATTAAGAATATTTAACAATCAATTTTTCATTTCATTGCATATATTTTCGTCCTATACTTTATATCAAAATGTTATCCATTAAAACTACACCATTACTTTTATTTTTATTGCTATTAATAGTTTTAGTAATATCTGTGTTAGTGGGTAATAGTATCTCATCTAAAGAAGGATTTGTATCTTTTCAGCAAACTAAAAACTCATTAGATTTAGTTTCCATACCCACATATTCATCTTCTAATTACACTGTAAAATTATTTGACCAATTATATTTTGATAATAAGAACGGCAATATTATTGAGGTAGATTCCACACGTCATTCAGGTAACACAGACACGACTGGTATTAGTATTGCAACAACATATGTTTCTGCTCGTAGCAGTAGCTCTAGTAGCACAAGCTACAAAAACATTATAAATGGAACAACAGTTGTTCCGCAAGATACACCACCAAGCCAAATAACAACAACTGCTTCATCCTACCAATCCTATATGTATTTATCACAATCAGTCAATACTGACTTTTACACTTTGTTTTGTTTCCCATGGAATACAGATACATATATACATATTATTAACAATACTACAAATATTCAAGAGAAGAGCTTTTATTTCAATGCTCAAGGCGAAATGAAGAATTATGATTACCCTGATAATACCAAATTAGGTCTTACATCTTATATCCCTTACATTAAACCTGCTGATAATTCTACTGCTGACCCATTTTATGATCCACAAAAAGCATTATACAAATTGGCATCCTTTGTAAAATACGATATCACCAACGGCAATTTAATAATACAAACTGCTCAAGATGGAACATCTAAATCAATTACGGTTTACAGTCGCACTGGAACCTCTACAGTCGTCTCAACTGCTGGCACAATTACTAATACGCCCACAAGTGTATCCAGTGCTAGTTTTGCGCCATTTACAGTTGTTGATACTCTTGGCCAAAACCTAGTACTTTATTTACCATACGAAACTAAAACCGTAATAGCATTAATCGGATTTGCCAATGCTTCATTAACATCATTAACTCTAAACAATGTTGTTCGTTTTACAGCCACAGCTGTTGATTCTGGCAATACTAAAACTCCTGGAATGAATACTGGTACAAATCCTAACCCAGGATTCAATATGGCTCCACCAACACAAGATAGTGCGATGTCTGAGTATTTCAAATGGTACTGGTACTGGAAGAATACCGGGGCATCTACATCTAAATTAAATTATTCCGATGATTATTTGTTAAAGACTCAAATTGTACCTCCAGTATGTCCCGCTTGTTCCACCGGTAGCACTTGCACAAATTGTGGAGGACAAGGAGGCTCAGGAACTGTTTCTCAAACTGGTAAAACTGTAGTTGGTGGAAATAAGGTCGGTACTGGCGGAAGACCTGAGAATGTTTCTGAAAAAAGTAGCGGAACTTTATCATCTAATTCTGGCGCAAATACAATTGGTGGTGTTCTTAATAATACTGTAGACAAGGTTACGGATGTTGCTGGTGCGGGATTAGTTGGAGCAGGAATGGCAGTAGGTGGTGTTGCGTTAGGCGCAGGTGCATTAGGTTCTTCTGCTATTAACACTACCGGTAGTGTAATAAAAGGTGTTTCTAAAGACGTTACTGGTTTAGCCGGTGGAGCGGGCACAGGTGTAAAAGATGTTTTAATGCAGAATCAAGGCCGAGGTCAGGGACAAGGGTTTGGACCCACAAATAGGTCGCAAACTGGTGACCAATCACAATTAAATGCTCAATTATATGGTCAAGACAATACCAGCTCAGTAGGTCCTGATGGAAAGAAATTAGATATTAATAGAACAGAAGGTTCTTTTCAGTCACCCTATGGAACAACAACTGGAACACAATCAGGTGACCAATATTCTTACTATGGTGCTTTACCTAGCAAAGGAAATGCCAATTTTATGCCAGTAACTGCTGATTTTAGCGCATTTGGACGTTAAACAAAAAGGTGATGAAAAAATTGAATGCTTTTTACGAAATAATAGATTTCGTAAAAACTAAGAACCATCATGACAGAATTAGAATTTTCAGTTGAAATGCGAGCGCAAATGCTTGAAAATTTTGTAAAATGCGTGAAAGGATATCATTTTATCAATGACGACCCTATTAAGGAGACCCCTTGGGAAGATATAAACGCACAGATTTTAATTGCATCTGGATGCAGTGTAACTAAGCAGAGCAATGGTTCACATAAACCAGGTGCAGACTTGTCATGCTCCATTGGCGATCTATCAAATAAATCAACTCAATATGACAAGGATAATAAATCATTTAAAGTAAGTTCATATAGGCTTACTACAGTTTGTTCTGATAAAACACCAGGTAATATTCAAGATATAACTGCAGAGATTAACCGTAGAAAGAATTTCAAATACTATTCCATTATTGTTAGGGAAGAAACTGATTCTGGATTTCGCTATGATTGGTATCTATTTCCTAGTGATTATCCTGAGTTTAATCCGTCCTCATATACTTGGACTCCAAAACTAGGAAAAATTAGCAAAAACAAAGGTGTTACTACTGGGTGGGAGACAAACACATTAAATGGGTCTAGTATGTCTATTTCATTTAGCATGTCTTCCCAATTATGGATGGATATTGTTGTTACCGAAGAAATGAAAAAGTTTATTATTGCATCTTGTAATGTGATTAAGGGTCGTAAATTAAATTACATTCAACTATTTGATAGAGAATCAGAAGTGAGTCTTCCATTGGCCAGTTCAACATAATCTGCATTAATTTCAAACCCTATGTAATCTACTGTATTTTTTTTGGCAGAAACACATTCTGAACCTGAGCCAACAAAAGGAACCACCAACAGCGTCTTTCCATCTTTGTTTAGAGCCGCCTTAATTAAAATATCACACAAGGCAATTGGCTTTTGTGTGGGATGGTCAACACGTTCTTTTTTACCTGCACCACCAGCTAATGCAGGTACCTTAATAACATCACGTGGTAATGCTCCTCCCTCATGAGCAGTATATATTGTTTCCTTTTCACCATTACTGAATCGGCCTTTGGTAGCCTTCCTAACTTTACCCGCTGCGTTATTAAGAAACCCATCAGTATAAGGCTCACGAACATCATCCCGATTAAACACTGGTTTTTGTTTTGTGCAACACAAGATGCTCTCATGTGTTCTCTGCCAGAAATTAAGCGATGGTGTTACTTTGTTTGTATAGTGCCAAATTAGCCACCGAACGTTGCATGTTATACGAACCCGAATAAATGCCAAAATTTCACTGAAACCATAAATATATAGGGTTCCAGTGGGTTTCAAAATGCGGAGACATTCACTTATCCAATTATCACACCAAGCCAAATAATCGTCCATTGTCTGTTTATCGCTGTCATTGCCGAAATCCTTGCCAATATTGTAGGGTGGGTCACATATAATAATATCTATTGATTCACTAGCTAGTTTTTTCATACCAGTTATGCAGTCTTCATTATAGATGCGATTTTGTTCAATAGCTGGGTAAAATACATTGACGGGGGGACCATCCCGGATAACTAGTCGTGGTTTGGAAGACGGTTCCATCTCTAATTTATTTTTCACTTCGTTTGGCCCCACTTCGTTTGGCCCCACTTCGTTTGGCCCCACTTCGTTTTGCATTTTGTTTGTTTCCATATCTAATGTATTCTTTAAAATCAATTTTTTTACCATTACGTATATTCAGGTATTATTTTCATATCATTTCAATAAAAAATATACACTATAATTTTTATTGTAATCAGGGTTCAAAAGGGACAAATAATGGTCCATAGGTTCCCTTTTCAGAAGTCATTATATCCACCCTCAAAATGGCAATTTAAAACACTCGTATCTGTATTGTCTTCAGGATAATCGCCATCCTCCGGATAATCGCCATATATATAATTATCAACAATATCATCAGAAGGTGTCTGAATATCACTCTCAATGGGTTCAATCGCATCAATATCAACATCCTTCAAATATGTCTCAAAAGCACTAGGATAATCCAACACTGATGTGTCGCTATTCTCTAGACCAACATCAATAAACCCTCGTCCACGAGCTCCTTTATAAACATAATCAGCACAATTTGCGCAGTATCCAATAAAGACACCATTGATAGAACCGTAGTCAGCACAATTGTTACATTGTCCAGGACCCGTACCTTCCTTATGACAGAGTGCCCATTCCTCAGGAAACTTCTGATGATACCACTGGTAATCATAAAGATATCTTTCTCCATAGTGGAATGGCTCCTCATTAGGATGAGGATCGTCATCCTCGTCATCAGACAAGAGGGTCCAAATGAAATCGTCGTATTTGCGAGGCATTCTGTTTGTTTTTTAACATATTTTATTTTCCAAACGAAAGCAATCAATTTTTTAATCGTCTTCATCCAATTCATCTACAGCAGCATCTTTCTTAACATTTTTATCTAAATACCTATACATTCTTTTAATGTCCAACTTTGTAATATCGTAGTTTTCAAACAGCTTTTCAACATCATTTAATTTCTCAGTTTGACTGCACAAATCTCCACCCTTGTATAAACGTAATTCTTGAAACATAGCCATCAAATCTTTCTTATCTAAATCTAATTGCTGTGATAAATTATAAGTAAATAACATATTGTTGTACTCGGTTGAATACTTTGTTAATACCTTAGTAAACCGAACTTCCAAGGGTTTAAATTTATCGGTGTTTTCAGGGAAGTAATCATGATATAATTTATTATTATAAAACGTTTTCATTAAAGAACTCATCTCATTAAACTGCCATATTTGGCTTTGAAATGTTATTCTATCAATATAATCAGCAAAGCACATTATTTTTAATATCTTAGAATAAAACGGGAAAGTCTTCTCAATGGGTTTCCCCTGCAGAACATCAACAATATTTTCATGCCATAAAAGAGCCACAATAGTTCTATCAGTTTCATTCATAAATTGATTATGTTGGTCCATGGGAATATTTTTATTAATAAGCATTTCAGTAATCTTTTTGGAATCTTCATTATATGATTTAATATGAAAAATGTTCTCTATTGTGTCCTGTGTTATCAATTCTGGTTTCTTGGTTAATAGTTCATTTACAAACAATAATTTACGCATATCACCTTGTATGTATTTTAAAATGCTTTCTCTGTACGATTTGGTGGCGTTTTTTACAGAAGGAACAGTAATATTAAGTATTTTCTCTATTTGTCCAGTGGTTGGTGTTTTTAATTCAAAAGTATTACACACCTTTATAAGCTCTTTTATTTTTTTATCAATATAATAATTTCCAATGCAAATAATAGGATTGGTCGTAACGTTTTCAAGGCGTTGTTTTTTAGTCTTCTTTTGACGTATAATTTTAATAAGCGCAGTAATACCACCTTTGTCACCATTATTCATACCATCAATTTCATCCATTACAACAGCAATCTTCTTTACTTTCTTTGTCATCATTTGAAGAACGTTGCGATTTGATACATTATTACTTGTAATTGTATCAATAAGACCCTTATTTCTAACATCACCCGCATCGTATTTAATTACATCGTAGTCTAGGTCTTTTAATATATTCATTACAAATTGCGTCTTACCACAACCAGGAGACCCATAAATATAAATGCCCTTTTTGTAATTTAGGTTTTTATAATTATCATCAAAGGATAACAGTATTTGTTTTATTTCATTGGCTATTGTTTCTCTTTCAAATATTTCGTTAACATTTATTGTATTCATAATTAGTATTATACTATTATGAATATATTTATTTATATTGAATTTTAAACGAATATAATATATAGAATGTACAAGACATCCAAAGTTTATGTTGCCGGATGTTTTGACGACTATTTAGAAATACGAAAAATACAACAGATATTAATAAAACATGGATACGAAATATCCTATGATTGGACAATACGTGCTGAAAAAACCATTTGCGATCGTATGGATGGAATTGCACTTAATAGAAAGTCGGAGATATTAAAAGAAGAAGCATTGTTTGATATGAATGGTGTTTATAAAGCGGATTTTACGCTTTTTATTATTACAAAAAAAGATTATGTATATCGTGGAACATTTTGCGAATTAGGAGCATCTATTATGCGAGACACATTACGTGATAAAATAGGTCATACGATTATTTTATCAAATAAAGATGAGGATACTTACGCAAAAACACTATGTTTTTATCATCATCCACACATAGTTCATGTAAACACCATAGAAGATGCGCTATCTATCTTTTATTAAGGTATATTTATTAATCTGTATCTCTGTTTAACAGACATTAACGTCTACAATAACCTCTGGGTCGCTCTTGCTGCGTCTAACTGGCACAGATTCTTCTTCTTGAATAGGTATTCTTGTCATCTTTTCCTTTGTAATGTTTGCATCTCGCAAAGCTATAGTCTTCTCAATAAGTTGTTGTTGAAGCATACCCACCATTTTTTGAAGCTCATTGTTTTGCTTTATTAAATCGTCTGAATTACTAGGGGTTTGTCCTTGTACTGACCCTTGTCCTTGTGCTTGTCCTTTTGCACTAGACAGTTCACGAATCGTCTTAGTTTTCTCAATCAACTGTTTCTGTAACATAGTAATCATATTTTCTAATTCAGCAGTCTTATTAGAATTATCTGGTTCAATAATTGTTGCTGTAATATTATTTGATTGTACTGGTTTTCCATTGGTTAAATCACGAATTGTCTTAGTTTTATCCACTAATTGTTTCTGTAAAATAGTAATCATGTTTTCAAATTCGCCGCATTTCTGTGCTAATTGGGAAAGCTGTTTTTGCTGCTCTTGAATCATATTTACAACCTCATGGTTAGATAATTGAACTGGCTCTTGGCCTGGACGTTGCAACATAATAGGTGAATTGCTTTGCATCTTTTTCATTTCTTCTTGCACCATCTTTTCACGCTCTGCCTCAATTTCTTTAATTTGTTTTAATACATCGGGTTTCATCTTAGGCAAACCAGGTTCATAATTCTCCAATAGCTTATCAATATCGCGCATAAAGAAATCCTTAACAGGTTTTTCAGATTCTTTGCGAATAAACATTTCCACTGTTTTGGGAGATTCCTTAAAGTAGTTCGGGTGCTGGTTATCCAACATTTTACGTTTATCAAAAGTATTGTGCTCATGAGAAAATACTAAAATAGCCTTCATAGGGTCCAATTGAACAAAAGGAATAGTGTATTCTTTCAAAAACGCACGCTCTTCTGCTAAAGATGCAGTATCCTCATATTTCGTTTGTTCTAATAATTCTTTGCGGAATGCGAATGTTCCAGCAGTAGCATGGTTGGGACCATAAGGACCACACTGATACATCTTTTGAATATGCTTAAAGTAAATATAAATCTCACTAGCACCAGCACACAAAGCCTTTGGGTTGTTCTCTAATTTTTCTACAGCATCTTCAATGCGCTCGGGTGGATAATAATCATCGTCATCCATATAAACAATGATTTGACCACGTACAAAACTATGCATATAGTTACGCTTAGAACCAAGAGTCATTTTTTGAGGAACTTCAAAATAACGGATTTGAGGGATATTGGATGTTTCTACTAAATCTTTTATTTTATCGGTTCCATCATCTACAATAATCCATTCAATACGATGTTTTGGGTAAGTTTGATTACGGAAACAATTGAACATGTTTTCAATAAAGGGGCGGCGATTAAAAGTGGGTGTGCAGACACTAACCATAGGCAACTCTTTCTTAACCGTCTTTTGATTGTTCGTTTTTTTATTATTCGTCATTAAAATAATAAAACAATCTTATTATGTAAAATTAACGATTCTATTTCTAAATGATTTATTACTAATAATTAATTATACAAATTGCATACTTTTTGGTAAATTATATTGTACCAAAGACCAAAATACATAAAATACACTAGCCATCGTAAGACCATAAACCCCATAATTTGCCATATTGAATGCTGAAGCGGAACCGTTGTAATTTTTTTCACCAGGTTTAACAGAGCCATTTGCTATATTGATCATATCATTAATTGATGATATATTGAATCTGGATTTAATAATGTAATACAAATACGATAATATTATGAATATGAAAGACAAATCTATAAAATAAAGAGTATTACGGAATGTATTGTTGCTAATATTTTTCTGAGAATCACCTAATAATATAAAAAACGTGATTAGATACACAATAATGAAAAAGTTATCTGAAATATATTCAAGATATTCATAAAATTTTTTAACACATAATTGAAACGTGGTGTCTTCAGGTCGTGCATTGTTCTCTTCTTTTTTATTATCTATAAACTGCAACATATCTATAAATGCTGCCATGATTTTGGTAAAATCTCTATCGTAGTAATAAACCATAGCATATAGTGAATAAAATACAAAATACGCTGCACAGAATATGGCGCCGAAAGGAACACTAATTGTAATAACAATCAAAAATCTGATACAATTCCATATAATTTTTAATATGCTTTGTGCTGCTGCTGCTTTTGATTTAGGCTTAAGGTTACCCAATTGTTCTTTAGCTTTATCATAATTAGAGCGTTCTTGAGCGGGCTCTCCGGGCCCAGTCCCTTCCCCTTCCCCATCTTCTTCCCCATCTCCTCCATCTATTTCAATATCTAAATCAGAATATCCACCAGTTTGATTAGATTGTTGTTGTTGACGATTTCTGTTTGCTTCATCTACCTGTTCTTGTGTTTCTCCCTTTTCACGCTTAAGTCTTTCTATTTCATTACGGTCAAAACCATATTTATTGATAATTTTTTCTGTTTTTCTTTGTAATCCAGGAGTAAACCAATTCCCTTTCCCATTGATTTTGTCAATTTCTTTTTTAATAGCAATCGCTCTGTTCGCTTTGATAGGATCATTTAAATTGGTAGGATTATTTAAATCTAAAGCTTCAAGTTCTTTAGCTAATTCTCTTAGTCGGATAGTTTGTATTTCAACAGACTCCATAGTTTTACGATCCTTCTCAACGTCTCTCTCTTGTCGTCGTTTATCATAATTATGATTAAACATAGATGCTTCAGAATCAGGGTCAGGTACTAAAAACAATATTACAACTGCAACCAACATCATAGAAACAAAAATATTCTTCATATTCCCATTTATACAATCTATTAAAAAATCTTTTAGTCCACCAATCATGTAATAACTGACACAAAATGTAACGAAAAATAAAATAATGTATAAAAGCATATGATTAAACCATTTTACAGTAGTTTTTGGAACGACCTTAAGTAAAAACCATTGAAACGTAACTGGGAAAAATAGTGCATATTCAAAGAAATATAAGAAACCATTTTTAATAACACGATTTGTTAAAACGCTATCTGGTAGTCCCTTAAACATATCCACAGAGAAATCTGTTAATTTTACTCTTCCCCCCTCAATAAAATCGTCGTTTAACTCAAAGTTATTATAGTAAATCAAAAAAAACCAGTTATTTACTACAAAACAACTAAATGTAAGAGCTTCTATAATGCAAATGTAAATGTAAAATTTTTCTTTATCTGCATTTAAATCACCCTTTGTATCAGCTTCTATTGTTGAATCAGCACCAAATGATTTTTTAAGGACACTAATTTCTTTTTTTGCTTCTTTATTTATTTCGTTAGTTGCTTTTGTATTAGATACCTTATCTGCAATGTATCCTGCTAACAATTTATTATAAGCAATAGTTGAGTTGTATACATAATTAATAAAATCTATGAGAAGTTGTCTAGGATCTTTGCCACCCATATCGGCTGGAATATCACTTACATTATCGTAACCTTCCCACTCGTCTTTATCAAATTTAAAACGTTCAATCTTCTTTTTAATATTAGCAGCAGCAGTTGTTAGAGCACCTGCACTTGGTTTCCCAATAGCATTATTAAAGAACGATGAAGCTCCCTTGGCATCAAAACCTTCTTTAATAGGAGGTAAAGACTCTGATTTAGTTTCTTTTAGAGAATCAAATGGTTCCACATTATTGAGTACCTCTGGAAATGGTATATTTTTCATATTTTCAGGCTGCTTACGTTTTTTTTTAACATTTTTAATTTTGTATATCATATTCATAGTCTGAAAATTGCCATTTTTTTCACTAAATATTTTATCTTCTATTGTTTCTGACATGTTATATATTATATAGGTATTGAATATAATATATAATCGCATCTTTATCTGGAATATAACATACCACAATTGCCTCCAATAAATGATAAAATATTGTACCTTTCTTCGTAGATAGTAAGATTATAATTGTAATCATATAGTTTCCAATTTGACTTACGTACACCAATTGGATTACCAGAAGTATCACAAATAACATCAAAACTAGAGTTTGCTAAATCAATAGGAGGTGTCACTGTAGTTACCTCTAATTCTATCGTTCTAAAATTACTTAAATTCATTGCACCTGACGGTTGAATTTCAGTTTGACTTGTGTTTAAACAAAAGTTATAGCAATATAATCCTTCCTTAGCAAACCCAGGTGTTCTTGTATATTTTTCAATATAGTTATATATTCCATATGGTTGAGTATTTTCTCTGTATTCACCATTTAACAATATGGACATTGTATTCAAAATTTCTTTATGATTTTCGGCATGGTAATCGCCTGTAACGTTAATGCCAGTTGTAATTTCACCGTTTGGATGAACATCAATTCCATAAGATACATCAATTGGCCTTCCAGATAAAAACTTTGTTACGTAAACCACTTCATTGTCTGTTGACCCTTGTTGTCCAATTGTAATATTTGATGGCAAGTAATCATAAGGCCAATTTGTATAATTTGACCATTCGTTTCTTAAATAAACATCATTTCTCTGAAACGTCATCATCCAATTAGAAACCATACCGCTAGATTGCAGTTGCACACGTTTTGAGCCTGTTACGTTTTCAAAGTTATATTTCATTACATCTTTTACTAAATATATTTGGTCTTCAGTAGCAAATCGTTTTGCCTCTTCTTTAGATAAAAAGCAATAGGTTGATACTAAATGCACATCAGCATTCCATGTAGTAGAGAAATTTTGTGCATTGAACGTTGGGTTATAAGAGGGATCAATGTAGACACTAGGTGGAGTTGTCAAAAACCGAAACATTTGGAAACGATTTTGTGTAAAATCTGGTTGAATGTAAGGATATTGATATTGGTTATCAAAAACATCACGTACTACAAATAATTCTTGAATTGGTCTTAACCTAACAGTTATTGTAAGTTCACTGTATTGCAATGCTATAAGTGGAAATGCACATCCACTGTTTAGTGTAAACCATGTATTGATAGGTATAAATATAGGTCTTCCACGAATAGATGGCTCTGCGCCAGCAGCTGCTGGTGTATAAAAAGCGCTTGGATAAGTATCTACTCTATTTAATGCATTCGCTGGGTCATTAAATTCTTTAACGTTTCCACTCATTGCATTAAATAGATTCTTTTTATCCGTAGTAAAATCTCGCTCTACCATTGCAGCCAAGTATTCGCCTGTATAAGATTGTAATAAAAATGAACCACACGTAATATCAATCTGTTGAATCATCTGAGTTCCCAAATCTTTTATCCATTTAAATTCGTAAGGAACCCATAAGATATTTGTATCATCAACAGGATTATATATAGGACTCCATATATCGGGTATGTTTACAACTAAATAAGTATCCATCAATAACTCCGCATATCTAGGAATTTTAAATGTAAACACTGAAGAGTCTGTTAATCTAAGATCTCTTAAACCATCATAATCTATTCTGAATTTTTGAAGACCAAAATTGGTATATTTTACATAGGATGTTTTAAAAAAAGTTTTGCTAGGATTACCTGTTAAAAATACGTTATTATTTCCAACAGAAACTATATTTAGTAAACCACCTGCCATGTTTAGATGTTTTATATATATGAATTATTATATTTTTATTATATTTGTTTATCCATAGAATATATAATGAACTTGGTTAAAAAAGTATTAATAATAGTGATAATTTTATTAGTAATTTATATCATATTACGATTATTGAAAAACCGCATTGAAATACAAAAAAAAATATCAAAAGAAAATTTTACACTATTTGGCAGCGCAAAAGATAATGAATTAAGTTATTTGCAGAATACGAGCAGTGTAGCTATTCAAAATTGCACACATATGAACTATCCTTTACGAGAATATGTTATAAAAACATCTTATAACACTGCATTAACTGGACATTATGTAAGCACAGATATGATAACATACGTGTTAGGCCGTGGATGCCGTTTTTTAGATTTTGAAGTATATTATATAGGTAAAACAACTAGAGACAAAATGGGTCTTTCTAGTACTAAATATACAGCCAATGTAGGTTACTCTAATGACAATACATTTACAACGTTAAGTACAGAAAATAGTATACCATTAGATGAAGTCTTAACTGCTGTTGTATCTAATGCATTTTCTTCTCCATGCCCAAACACCCGTGACCCTGTATTTATAAATCTTAGAATAAAATCAAACAATAAAGATGTCTACAAAGCAGTAGCCGCTTCTATTGACAACACTATCAAGGATAAACTTTATGTAGATACAAGTCAAAAAATTAATGGCTCATTTCCTGCTATACCTGTTACAAAAGATACTTTGTTCTCTGATGTTGCGGGTAAGGTAATATTATGTATGGACAAGACTATTGTTAGAAACTATAAAGATTATACAAGCTGCGATGGGTCAAAAGATTCTTGTTATGATTTGACAAACTATATTAATATAGAAACTGGTGGTGAAGATTTGAATTTGTTAAAATATTCCGAGGTTATGGACCAGTGTGTAATTCCTATTAGTATTAAAGATGATAACATGACAACAGATGTAAAAACAATGAAATATGTTGTCCCAAACATTAAAAATGATAATTTGCTTAATCCGGGAATTAGTAATTTTATATTAAAATATTCAGCTCAAATTCCCGCATACAGGTTTTATAAGAATGATAAACACTTGCGTGTTTATGAAGAATTTTTTGATGAGAATAAAAGTGCTTTTGTTCCATTAGCTATAGCAATAACTTATTTTAAAAAAATAATGTAAATGGGAGCCTAACAACATAAAACAAGTAAGAAAATTGTTTTATGTTTTTTATATTACAAATATATATAAATGAAATGGTATGATTTTATAATTGTTTTTATTATTATTTATGTAATCGCATCAATAGTTGAATATAGTGTTCATAAATATGTAATGCACAACCCATTTCCCTCATTAAATTATATTTATGAAAGCCATATATATCACCATAAGAATGCATCATTGAATCCCAATTTAAATTTAGAAGAAGATGATGATAACTTATGTATTCCTATTGATAAATCAATTTATATGTACACAATTACGGTTGTTTTCTCATATTTCGTTTTATTGTTTTACCCCAAAAAAATACCTTTTGTTTATATTGGTATTTGTGTTCTTATAATATTATTATTTGCAGTTCTTATTTGGAATACATATCATCCAATAATTCATGGATTAGATGGACGAAAAGTATGTGGTATATATTCCTTTCCATCAGAACAAATAAATAAAAATAGTGAATATACAAGTTTTATTATTAACAATCATAAAGCACATCATTATTATAAAAATGATGAAAAGGGAAATTATAACATTACGTTACCCTTTGCTGATTTTTTATTTGGTAGTTATAATGTAATACCTTAATCGTTTAGTTATTTTGAGGTTTGAAACGTCATTAGTGTAAATGGCAAGGTTTGTAGTGTTTTAGATAAAATATATATCTATTTTATATAGAAAAATAAATATATGTCAATAAGTAGTTCAAAATTTGATTCTAATTTACCATTAAATAAATTACATAAAAAATATAGATCAAAATTTTGCGACGGCAATATGACATTTCATGATTGCGAATTAGAAATATTAAGGCATGCTATTGATGAAAGTGAAAAAACTAAAGGTGAAAAAATAGTAAACAGCGAAGATGTGAAAAAAATGTTAAAAATAGTAGAAGATTTTATTATACGTAAAAAATTAGTATGCTATGGTGGAACAGCGATTAATAATATATTACCAAAATTCGCCCAGTTTTATAATAGGGATTTAGAGATACCTGATTATGATTTTTATTCATCCAATGCATTAGAAGATGCAAAAGAATTAGCAAACATTTATTTTAAAGCGGGTTATACTGACGTTGAAGCTAAATCTGGTGTTCATATGGGAACGTTTAAAGTGTTCGTTAACTACATTCCAATTGCCGACATCACTCTATTAAACAGAATGTTATTTGATTCAATATCAAAAGATTCTATTCATGTAGCTGGAATACGTTATGCGCCACCCAATTTTTTAAGAATGGCTATGTACTTAGAATTATCAAGACCCGATGGTGACATTTCCAGATGGGAAAAGGTATTTAAAAGACTTGCATTATTAAATAAACATTATCCTCTGACTGCAAAATCCGACTGTGAGAAAATAGATTTCCAACGTAAAATGAGCAACAATAGCGACATGTCTGAGAAATTATATATATCAACGCGAGATTCTTTTATAGACCAAGGAATAGTATTTTTTGGAGGTTACGCTACTAGTTTGTATTCTAAGTATATGCTCCCCGAACAACAACACATTGTTAGAAAGATCCCTGATTTTGATGTATTATCCGAAGAGCCTGATAAATGTGCTGCTGTTTTAAAAGAGGCATTAGAACGTGACGGATTTAAAAAAATAAAACTAATAAATCATGAACCAGTTGGTGAGATCATACCACAACATATTGAAGTGCGAGTTGGTATTGAAACAATTGCTTATATTTATAAACCCATTGCGTGTCATAGTTATAATACAATTATAGTTGAAAATAAAGATGTTAATGTGGCGACAATTGATACAATATTGGCTTTTTATTTGGCATTTCTGTATGTTTCTGATAAATACTATAACAAGGATCGTTTGATATGTATGGCGAAGTTTTTATTTGAAGTAGAAAGCAAAAATCGTTTAGAACAAAAGGGTTTATTAAAGCGATTTTCATTAAATTGTATTGGAAAACAATCAACCTTAGAAGATATGCGTTCAGAAAAAGCAGAGAAATTTAAAGAGCTAGCCGGAGTTAAAGGAACCAAAGAATATGATATGTGGTTTTTAAGATATATTCCATCAGAGTTACATAGAGAAAGAAATCGTGTGGATAAGAAAACAAGTAAAAGGACTAGGAAGAAGAATATTTCCATAATAGACATTCTCCGTAAAAAACAAAGAACAATAAAGCGCCATAAGAAATCCTTTTTCTAATGATTGTGTATATGAAAAAATATTTAATAATTTTAATATTATTGGTTATAATATGTATATTAAGTTATTTATATTTTTATAATTTTTATAGAAAGGAGGGGTTTACAATAGACAACTTTTCAAATTTAAATATAAATTTAATTAATAATTTAGGAAAACAGATAAAAAGCATTGTATTGACGTATGATCCCACTATAAATAATAATTTGTGCAGCAACAATAATATAGGTTCATGTAATATTTCGGTTCAAAATATTAAATTTTTAATGGATGGAATAATTTTTGATTTCAATAAAAACATAAACGGAATGTTTAATAGTTTGATTAGTATTGATATAGTGACATATACAAACGCAAATGATTATAATAATTCTGACTTTTTAAATAAAATAATACAGGTAAATAAAGATGGAAGTAAATATACAGGTATACCTATTAAAAATTACATAATCTATTTTCTTGATTATATTTCAAACGGTATTACAAGTGTAGAGATTCAAACCAGTGAAAATCCTTTACGTCAACAAAAGATAGCTATTGCAAATGTTAATTTAAACTTTAATGGCAAACCTACATTAGAACAATACATAAGAGATACCGATACGGAAAATGAAAAAACTAAAAAGAAAAAAAAAATATCTGATCTAATAAATGAAGAAAGCGTATCTTTTCCTGTGAGTGAAATAAATATTGTAAGTAAGAAAAACTATACTCCTCTCGAGAGTATGATTATTGCACCACCACCTCCACCACCGCCTCCACCTCCACCACCGCCTCCACCACCGCCTCCACCACCACCAGCTCAAGTGAATGTTGAACCTATTCCTGCAAATACAACAAATTTTAAATTAACAAAAGACCAGTATACTGTTCTAAAATCTTTGTTTACAGATAATTTATAATAATATCTATTGAATTATTATAAATGAATACTTTAGTAAATATGATAACAGAACCAATGCATAATGTAAGTATAAAATTAAAAAATAGGATGTACAAACGTAAAACTTTGGGCCGTAAAACTTTGGGCCGTAAAACTTTGGGCCGTAAAACTTTGGGCCGTAAAACTTTGGGCCGTAAAACTTTGACCGGTATTCCTGGCAGAGGTAAATATTTAAAGGGTTGGAAAGACCAACAACCTGGATATCGTGACCGAACAGTTATGATGAAACGTTGTGGTGAAAAATGTTTCTTAGGACCTAATAAATCATTTCCTATTTGCAGTCGTAATACATGCAAACGTAATAGAAAGGGTGTATATTCTGCGTATATTCGTGCTGAAGAATATAAAACTATGCGTAACCAAGATAAATACAGACGTGTTTCAGCAAAAGCTCGTAGAATGTTAGGAAAGAAGAAATACTTGCACATAAACTAAACCTCCGCTAAAAAGTTAGTAAATTTAAGAGTGAAATAATAGAACAATCCAAATAAAACGCTTTTTAATACTAATCCTGAGAAGTTAAAATTGCCATCCGCATTATAAATAGATAAAAACGCAAACCTCTTGAAAACTAATGTGTTCACCATTGGTAATTGGAAAAAGAAAAACAATATAGCAATAAAAATAGGAACTTGTAATTCAGTCAATATCATATCTAATTTCTTTTCTTTACGATTTTTATCTTCATATTCTCGCAAGTTTTTCTCTGTCATGTCTTCGTACTCTCTTACATAATCTTTTTCCATTTTAGGCTTAGGAATATAATTCGGTGTTACTTGTTCATCATGGTTATATCCAGATTGGTCATTTGGTATATCACGTGATGGTAATCTTTGTGGTTGCATTGATTGTATTTGTGCTCGTTGTTCTTCTGAAATATACTGTTGCTGCTGTACGGGTAACTGTACAGGTGCCTGTTGTTGTGGTGGCGTCATAATAGGATTTTGTGCAGAAATACCATAAGGATTAGGATGAAGATTAATAGGTGTATACCCATTCGTTACTGGAGGTTGCTGGACATTTGGATTAAATGTATTTTGAAGACCTCCTTCAGGCAAATCAGCTATACGTGTAATGTTTTCCATAAACAACTATACAATATTAAATATGAAAGATTGAATAGTTATACGAACCCTCTCCTAAATATTACATTGCAGGTTTCCCTTCATTGGGATCTGAAATATCAATAACACGCTTGGTTTTATCACATTTAGTTGGGTTCAAAGAATATTTATAGCATTTTTCACCATGTTTATAAACCTTGCCTTCAAATTCTGTTAAAATAGGTCCATTAAATACTAAACAGTTCTTATCCTTACATACTTTGTTAAACAAACTTGCTAAACCCAGTCCAAGTATTGCAGATATGAAAAAATGGCCTATATTAGTGTCTAGTAATCTTTTAACGTTCATTGTATATTATATTGCTACATAATATAAAAAAACAAAATCAATATTGCATTGGTATTTTTGATATTTGGCCTTCATCCTTTGGGCAATCAACTTCTTTCTGAACAAATGAAAAACAACTATCTGTCTTATCTTTGTATTGAAGAATATCTACATTTTCCGGTGTAGGATAAACATAAATTTTGCGTGTATCCGGGGCTGTCATATAAACTGCGAAAAGTCCAAACACTAAACTTGCAAAAAACACTGTGAAATTGATATACTTGAATAGACCCATTAAAGTATATCTAGAAAAAAAGATGCTTACATGGTTTCCTCTTCTGGTTTTGGTGTCTCCATTTCGTCCCCTTCACCACCCTTCTTCATTGATTTATTGTTCTTCTTGAGCTTGGCAGCATCCTTCATGGCTTGACCGTATTTGTACTTAGGGTTCTTGGCGCGGTTCTTGTTAAAGACTTCCATAACGAGCTTTATCCATGACTTGGCAGCACTAGGCATTTTTCGGCTCTTCTTGCCACCAACCTTCTTTGAACCTCCGCGGCATCCTTTTCCACCAAGCTTTTTTGACCCACCACATTTGGCTTTTCCACCTTTGATTGGAGCAGCTGTTCCGGCAACACCCATGACAGGGGGTGCGGGAGCGACGTTTGAAGTAGCAGTAACAGGAGCAGGAGCAGTTGTCATTCTATATATTACTAAACTATTTTTTTCTGTAATTAATGTCACGTTCCATTTTATGATTCAAGTAAAATAATATTCGGTATTTTTAGTTAGTTTGAGAAATATTTGTCCGCACCAAAAAATTAGTTTGGGTTGTTTTACACATTTCAACGTTACGTTTTGTAGAAACGCTAAATAGTAAAAAATAAAAAATGTGATATTAAATATTACACGCACAACCTTCTTTTTTCTAATTTTGTTTTTCATCTACTTCTACTCAACCTTCTGCTTGCAGGTAATCCTGGCTACTGCGACAGAGACATCATCGCACTGACTGCGTTCATAACGCTGAGTCCGCCATTCACCCTTGTGGTCATGATGACCCCACTCCTGCAGCCATCTCGCTACAGTCCAGTCACAGATTTCCTGGCTTGTCTTCGTTCCTAGGACGTCCATGTCGTTCTTACTGCCCTGAATCATCATATCAAACACACCGTCGCTAGCCAATACGACTTTGTAGGAAGCGTCCTTCTCGTAGACGAATGTGAACGATGCAGGTGCATATCCAGTGATTGAGTTGTGACCAAGGGCCTGTGTGCATGCAAGCAGTGAACCGTTTGGAAGCGACAAGTACTCTGCTCGTACTAGTTCCATCTCGGTCTCTGATACTAGACGTACGCTTGAACTTGGAACGAAGAAGTAATTATCGTTGGCTGTGACCCGCACACGCTCTTCTTGATTTGTGGAGTTGTGCTCCTGTGTCACATGAATGACCTCACCATCCTTGAAGATAACCGCCTGAGAGTCTCCACATGTAATTACCTCTGCCCTGTCTGCATAGCACTTGAGAATGACCGCTGTTGCGCCAGATGACCTGTGCATTGGAACACAACCCGAGCCGTCAATCTTGGCAACAAGGGCACGAATGGGGTCAGGACTTCCAATGCACTCAGCCTTCTCTTCGGCAGACATCCGACGAATGTAGTTGATGCAGAAATCGCCGCCGTGACCGTCGTTGAGCATGATGTATTCAAAAGACTCGCCTGTCTCGGAATCAACACCTGTTCCGGTGCAAACATAGTCTTGTCTACTGGACATTTGCTGGACAGCAAAGTCAGTGGCGATGGTGTGCGAAGGTTCAAAAGCAAATTGAGACATGATGTTGGTTCGTTTTGTCATAATCAGATTTATGACAAAAAGTTTTCAATTTTTTACGCGTTTTATTTATTGTAACGGTCCACATTTTTACTTTTTATTCTTCTTCTTCTTTTTCTTTGCAACTCCATCGGTTGGCTTTTTATCTACTTCATTCAATAAATCAGGGTGAATAAATGAATTCACAGATGATTTCTCTTGCACCTCCTCGCCTTCTAAACGAAACGAAAGGTTATTGGGCTCCGACTTTTGTGTCAATGAATAAGTGGCCGCTAGCTTTTGTTGAGCATCCAATCTCTCACGAATCTCCTGTTTGCGCTTTTCTAGTTCAGCTGCCTGCATTTGCTTCTTTTGCTCTAACTTAGTCTTCATTCGTTCACGTGTGGAAGCTTCTTTTGTCATTCTATCTAGTGCGTTCGTATCTAATTTCATATTCTTTCCCAAACCACCCATGCTACCTGCCATCTTCTTAAACATCTCTGCAAACTGATCCTTTCCACCCATATCTTTCATTTTGCTCATTAAATCTCCAGCTTCTTTCATTAATTCATCACGTGAAATTTCACCACTTTTCATCTTAGAATCCAATTTACCACTCACCTTCTTCATTAAATCCATTATTTTTTTGGGATTCTTCATTAAATTCTTAATCACATCTTGTGTATTCTTTACATCCTTCATATCTTCACCGACTAAATCACTGAACTCATCAGAAATCTCTTCGGCCATCTCCTTCGCTAATTTACCAATTTTACCATCAAACAATGTCTTCAAATGGTCTTGAATATTTTCCATATTGGGCATTCCGCCAAAGCTACTTCCCATATTTTCAAACATATTTCTGAAATGCTCTTGGGTATTTTCACTTTGACCAGTTTCACTTTGACCAGTTTCACTAGAGGGTTCCGATGGTTGACTCTCCGTATTCAAATTCTCCATATTACTAAAAAAATCAGTAATTCCTCCCATAGTTTCCTTTAATTTTTCATGCAGATCACCCTCATTAATACCTTCAAACACATTCATTGTATCTCCGAAATTGGCCTTATCTTTAATACCGCCAACTATACTAAACAACAATAACTGTAAATACTTCCACATTGCCTTCTTAGTTTTTTCAGTAATGTCCTCGCAATTAAAGAGAAATTTAAAACTTACATTTGGTAAAAAGTAAGTATTGGTCTCACTATCTTCTTTAAAAATGTTCTCGTTTTGATAAAGAATATCAAAAAATCTTTCAGGCATAACTTTTAAACAATGGTCAAGAACAATTTTTAGCTGATCATCTGAAACCTCATCGTCGTGCCATTTAGACCAAAGATACGAATAGTCAGGGAAAGTAGTAGATAAATCTTTAGTAAAATCAGCTAGGAGGGAACGAAAGTTTGAGGGTATTTGTCTCTCCATTGAAATATAATAAACAACTATATATTTTTTATCTCATTTAAAACACAATATAATTTATTTACGTGCTTTATGAGTTTTATTTCTATGTATTCGCGATAGTCTTGATTTGCTAACACATTTTTGGTATTTCTTATTTGACATGCAATAAGGGCATTGACAATCTAACTGTTTCTCGTAACTAGTTTTAATACGTAGACATTTTTTTATTGTTCCATGTTTGCATGATTTTTTTTTCATATTTGTCACAATATATTCTTATAATATATAAATATATTATATATGCCTTTAACAGTTGACGAATTATCACCAAGTAATCACATATTAACTCAGTTACAAGTTTGGATGCTTACAAATAACCAGGCTGCTTGTATTGAATTACTTAAAAATTTAGAGAAAATTGTTTACAACAAAAATGCTTTCAACGACAATAAAATGAATTTACTAATATTTGCATGCCAAGAAGGATTAACCGAATTAGCACTTTATGTAATACGTAAAGAAAAAACAAATTTAGAAACAACCGAAAGTATTTCTAGGGCTACTGCTTTAATGTGGGCTTGTTCGGAAGGATTAACTGAAGTTGTTAAAGAATTATTAAAATACAAATGTGCTGCAGGTTATGCGACTGAACGTGGTGATACGGCTTTAATTTATGCTTCTGATAAATACAATATTGATATTGTATACAAACTTATTAGTTATTCAATTGATACTAAAATAAATATCAATGAATTTCAAATTAATAATGTAAATGAAACTGCACTAGATTATTTATTAACAGATGACTATAAAGAACACATAAATAAAACTACATATATTAAATCTGTAAATTGGTTAATAAACAAATACCAAGAAACAGACCCCAGTAGTGAGGTATTACAACGTAATATTGATAGAATATGTGCAGACCCCGAATTAAAAAAGAAACTTAAGATAAATTGTACCAGACCACGAATAGCAGAAGCAGTTGTTGCTGTTCAACAAGGAATAAGACTTGGCTCACCAAAAACAAGAGCACAGAAAGCGGATGTTGGTAGCAAAAGAACAACTGCCAAGAAATCAAAAACTGCTGCAAAAGCTATTCCACTAGCATTGGCAACTAGACAACAAGAGGAAGATACTGGATTTAATGTAGATTTGTCTGATGACGAAGGAGAAAGGGTATCACCAAGACGTTAACCATCTACTTTGCCGCCAAATAACACAAATACATCATTGAATAAACCATTGGATAAATGGTTTCTGTTGCGGTATATTTTATAATTTCCCTAGAATAATTAAATTGTTTTATCTTTTTTAGATTATAAAACAATGGACTAATTAGCATCATAAAGAAAGCACCAGTTCTGAAATTACTAATATAAGTAACTATTGACGTGTTCCATAAAATATTAAAAATAGAAATATTGTTTGCGAATTTTAAAGCAAACTCTTTCCCAAACAACACAGGAATAGTATATATTTTATTTTCTTTATCACCATCCATGTCACATATATCCATTAACACTTCTATTCCGAATGACCCAAAAAAAACCAATTGATGGGCAATAGATAAAATTATTGCATTTTTATTGACTATATTATTCGGCATTGCATTTAATCCAGAGAATGATATGCAAAATGATATAAGCGCTGCACATGATATATTTTTAATGAACGGTATTTTCTTTAATATCGGTGTATAAATAACACTTATTATGTTAGCCACATGTGTAATAACACGTAAGTCACCAGATATAAATTTAAAATTCAAGTATTCTGATAGAGCGAACAAGATTGTGCTTATTGTCATAGCACTTTTTAATCCTATTTCACCAGTTGCTAATGGTCTATCCACTTTATTTTTAATATCTACACTAACATCAAAAATATCGTTTACAATCATACTGTTACACATTACTAACAAAGTAATAACGTTAGATATTAAAAATGGTTTATTATTTAATAGTGAATTAACTGATGGATTTATGATAAATCCACTGATTGCGCCAAGAAAAACAGTAGGAACAATATTTTCTGGTCTTATTAACTTAATTATGCTGTCAGTTTTCATTTTAACTTTTTCATAACTAGGATAATTATCTATCATTTCAAATGTTTTAAGTGGTGATATGCGAGTAATATGTGTGGGGAACTTAAGAGCATTTGTAATATACAGAAACGGCAATAAAAAATATGCAATTTTCATATACGAAATATATTATATTATCTTTATCTGTTTTACTTTTATAATTATGGGTTTCTTTTGCTCATAGTTCGCATTGTCTGTAAAACGTCGGGTGTTGCATAGCAAGTTGTGTAATTAGTAGATGGTAGATAGTATTCAATCTCATCTTCGGGTAAATAATTATCGTCTTCAAATATATTCTTAAAAACCGACACTGGTGGATGAAAGAACCCACGCTCGTCGTATTTTGTGAATGTATCTACATTTAATTCATCGTCTGAATTAGGTAAAGATGCACTAAAACGTTCATCGGCAACTCTTTGAGAAATTGTATTCATCCTTTTAAGAACTGGTCTGGGAGTAGAAGGAACAAAATCAAACATATCTGGGCCGACTGCATTTTGTCTTTGCAAATCAAGTGTATCTGTTTTGTTAGACGCTTGACTAGATCCTGTGTTATAACTCTGTTGTCTACCTTGAGATGTCTGTCTAGCAACTGCGAATGCTCTTCCATTACCCAATCCTATTGTGCGATATGTAATGACAATATCGTCACATATCATCTTTAACAGACCATCGTTTAAAAGCAAATTCATACGCATATACTTACGAATTGTCCGGAACGCATCTCGCAGTTCACTCTTAAAACTGGATATGCTATCATATTTTATGCTTTTTGCTCGGAACAATAGCTCTTGCACTTTTTGCCGAAACGCATACTTAGTAAGATCGTTTGAAATAATATCTCCAGTTGTAATGGTTACTAAGTCTGGAATAGGGGTAGCTGTATCAAGCAGTCTAAATTCTTTATCAAAATCACTGATTTCAACGGTTACTGGAAGTGAGGCAAGAGACCCATGTATATTCACAAGTACATTTGAAGGATCAGTTGTCTTAATATGATAGACTTTCTCTGCTTCGCCAATAATAACATCTTCGTAAAGACAAACTGTCCATTCATTTTTCTTCCAATCGTAAAGTTTGCCGTTTTCAATTCGGAACTCTACATTGCGTAGAGCAGGATAAATGAATTTGTGAACTGTTTCACCATATACAAGAGAGGTGTTTTCCATATTATCAACGAACTTATATTCAGTATTTTTTTTGTCAGCCATATTGCTAAGCAAATCCACATTATGATCAATACCAAAGCCAACCAATATATTATTATATTTACTGTTGACTAATTCAGTCAACTCTGATACCATTTTAACATTTCTGGTCTGGTCTCCGTCCGTCATAAAGATGTGCCCAATCTGATGCTCTGGATTTTCTTCTGCATACTGAGCAAGCTCTTCGTTTGCTTTTTCCATTGCTAATCCAATATCAGTTGACTCATCTGCACGAATTGATTTTATTTTGTTAATCATCTCATCTAAATTATCAGGTGTAATACGAACGCATTGTATAAGCTCATCAACTGTTATATTGAAAGTATTTACTTGAACGAAAATCTGAGCATCCAGTTTGGACAAGTATTCCATCATGCTAATAAATGTTTGCACAACATAATCCATCTTAGTAGTTTTTCTAGTTTGTTGTTCATTCATTGAACCAGTTTTATCAATCGTGAATTTCATTAACGTCGGTGTGTTAACCATCCGAGTTTTATCAATGTTTGTTTTAAGAATACCAAAATACTCATCTTCACCAATATCTATAAGTGGTAAAGATGCTTTTTCTGAATGAATCAAAATATCAGATGAAATAATATTTGTAAATTGAAGCGTCGACATGGTCAATAAGGTTGAATATCTTTATATTCCATGAGTATTTTCAATTTTTTAGACCTTTTCTCATTAATAACGCCCACTTCGTGGGTTTAAATGAGAAAAGGTAACGTTGCCATTTGGGCGTTTTCAACGCAAAATAGTGTAAACCTCCCGAATTATGTTTTCTACGCTTTCTAATGCACCTTCTACCCATCCTTGTTTCATACTAACTGCTTCGCCAACTACTAAAATATCATTTGTTGGTCGTTGTAAATGCTTACAAAACTCGTTGCGAGTTTTAAAAGCACCATTTATTATGTTATACATATACTCTTTTGGTATATGCGTAATTACCTTCTGTATATTTCTTTTCAAATCTGTATAGGTTATTCCTTCTTCTTTTTGTAATCTTGACTTCAACATACTAAAGAAATTCTCTATAGCGTTTGAAAAATGTTGATAAGGAACTGAATATAATAACTTATTATGCTTATCCACTAATTCTTTTATTTTTAGGTTTCTATGAACTGGTGCGTTATCTAATACAATTAATTTATTTTTGTATTTTTCTGTTATAAATTTCTGTAAAAAATCTAATAACCTATCACTTGTTATTCCTGATTTTTCATAGAGTTCATAACCTTCTACGCCATTTACAGAAATAGCAAATATTCCTGTATATCTTTTGAATACTTCTTGGGATTGGGTTTTTATTACACATCTCTTCCCTATGGTATTATAACAATGATGTCTTTTTTGTAAAGAGTTAATACTACTTTCATCAATACAAATAATATCTTCTATTTTATGCTTCCTAACTTCCTGATAAAATTCCTTTAATTTTTCATTAATATCAATATCCTTTCCATATCGTTTATTAGGTTCATGTCTTATTCTTGTAATTTTCAAAGTAATATTATTGTCTCTAACAACTCTACCAAGATGCCTTCTTGTAATATTCAAATTAGGAAAAGACAATTTTAGTTTTACTTGCAAATCTTCCATAGTAATGGTTTTATTTTTCTTTATTTCATTCAATAAAAACTTAACATGTTCTTTATGAACTTTATATGCTTTCGGTTTTCTGTTGTATCGTTCCACATTTCCAGTTTCTTGATACTTGTCAACCCAACGCATTAAACTTCTTGGCTTGCAATTAAATATTTTACATACCTCTTCCTGTGATTTATCCTCAATCAAATAATATTCAACTGCAGTTAATTTATAATCTTCACTTTTATGGTTAGTCATATACAATATATAATTATAATTACAGAATTATAATTGTAGTATAAAAACTATTGTTATTATAACATATGATATATTTAATTTTGTATGTTTTCTTATATTGTAATGCTGATGATATTTTGAATAAATTATACTTATCTAATTATTCTACAATGTTAAATAACGAACTGATCCAAAATAATAGTAAATTTTATTACTCTATAACAAACCTAAATTTATTTGTGCTATCTATTTATTCTATTTATCTTATCAACAAAGTTCTGTTTTATAAATCAAAAAATATGACTACAATCGCATTGGCATTGGTTTATATAAAATATATATTAAACTCTATTTTGAGTTACAATATTACTTTATATCAACACGAGTTTAGTAGAATTGTTATGTGGTTATTTGCAACGCCATTAATGCTTAAACAGTATTGCGATATCAATAGTATTAAATTGCGAGATATAAATATTCAATGTCATATTATTCCTGTAGCAGTAAACATATTTATTTATCCGTATAGGAATACAACAATTTATTTTTATTTTACCGGTTGTTCATGGGCATCACTACTATTTTTTATGAAAACTTTTTATGAAAAACGTAATCTAATGTTTACGAATGTTTATTTGATTATATGGGGCACATTTATGTTGTTAACTATAATTGATATATTTCATTTGACCGACGTATATACTGTCAATTTATATTATTCGTTTGCTGATATGATAAGCAAATTGACGACGTGTATAATGATAGATGAATGTATTGAGAAAGAAATAATACAATTTAATAATATAGATTTACAATCTGTTCAATTTATATCCTATATGATAACACACTTAAATAAATATAAAACTGAAATTATTGTTATAACACCCAAATGCACTGCGTTAGTAGATTCAACAAGAAAGGGGTTTTTACTAAAAATACCTGAAGATAAAACCATATTAGAACAAGAATTATTAAATAAAATACTGCCGTTTGGATTTGATAAAGAATTTATTGCAAGTGCAAGTGAAAGTGCATGTGCAAGTGCAGGTGCAAGTGCAAATGCAACCACAACCACAAAACAATTTAATATGATATGTGTTCTTTTTACGGATATTGTTAATTATACAGAATTGGCACAAAAATATGATGATGCAATTATTTTTAAATTACTTAACAGTGTTTATATTTCCTTTGATAAAATTATAAAAAAATATTCACATTTACAAAAAATAGAAACGATTGGCGACGCCTATATGGTTGTGGGCGATATTTTTAGAAATGCTATAAATCATAATTTTGTTATAAACGAAATACTATTATTTGCGATAGATATTATTAAAGAAGTAAAAACAATAAATACACCTGATAATATTCCGTTATGTATTCGGGTTGGAATAAATATAGGAAGTGTTAGTATTGGAATATTAGGAAACGAATTACCAAGATTATGTGTTGTTGGAAATGCCGTAAATATGGCATCAAGATTACAATCAACTGCAGAAATAGATACAATACAAATTAGCAGTGATGTTTACGAACAATTGGAAAATATAGAAACTGATAAAAAATACGAATTTGTAATAAAAGAAAATGTGTTTTTGAAGAACATGGGGTCTGTGACAACCTATAATATCCCCCCTCATCCTAATTGTTCATCGTTACAATAAATAATCATAATAATTTAAGAACATTTAAAATCGGCGTTTTAAATGTCCAAAGGTGTAAATAGAGAAACATTTCTTTGACTTTGCATGATGATTCTATACTAGATGCATATTGAGAGCTTGCCATAAATTCATGGAATTGTACATTTAATTCTTTCAATATTGATAAAAGCAGTTTATCTTTGTTTTTTCGTCCTATACCGGCACCTATGGCTACTTGTTCTCCATGAAAATTAACATTTCCAGCCCGACCACCTAGCCGGTCAGAAGCTTCTAAAAGTAAGATTTTTTTACTAGGATCCATTTTTTTAATTTTGTAAGCACAATATAACCCTGCTATTCCTCCACCAATAATAACTATATCTATCATTTACTAAAATATAGTAATACATTATTTCTATGTAAATAATTTCTTTTATTTTTATAAAATGGATCATATATTGGAATTGGATAATAACGAAATAGATTCATTAATTAATTTCGCAAGTATTCTTGATTTTGATGAGCTTCAACTTCATTTCAGTGAATCTGAAGCTACTGAAATATTCTGCGATAGGTGTAAAAAAATGGCCAGATGTTTACCTCAGCGCATTATAGACAAATTAATGCATTTTAAAAAAAATGGGTCTGAAACTGGTTTTCTATTAATAAAAACACTACTTATAAATAATCTTCCAGAAACACCTCCAGGAAATAATTGTAAGGTTGGAGAGAAAACTACCCTTGCTAGAATACAAAGCATGTTAATGCATGTAATTGGTGATATTATTGCGTATGAGGCAGAAGGATATGGCAGAATATTTCAAGATGTTGTTCCTATTCAAAGCATGGCAACTATTCAAACAAGCCTAGGTAGTAATACTGAATTAGAAATACATACAGAACAAGCATTTTCTAAATTTCGTCCAGATATACTTAGTTTAGCATGTTTGCGCGGCGACTCTTCTGCGTTTACGTATATTTTGCCTGTTCAAAAGATAATTGATAATTTGAGCAACGAAGAAATAGAACTATTACATAAACCTCTCTGGGAAACTGGCGTTGACCTATCTTTTAAATTAAATGGACATGAATTTATAGAGGGTGATATGCGTGGCCCTATGCCTATACTTAATAATGGCAATCTTGTATTTGACCAAGACTTAATGAGTGGTATTACAGAAGAAGCTGAACAACTTATCCATAAAATAATAGATATTTATTATAAACATCGTATTGAACATAATTTACAAGCTGGAGAAATTATTCTAATAGACAATAATCATGCAGTTCATGGTCGCTCACCGTTTTTTCCAAAATTTGACGGAAACGACCGTTTTTTAATACGATGTTTTTCTACATTTGATTATGAAAAAAGCATTTATGCAAGAAACAAATCATGTAGAGTCATCTCCGCCATTTATAGTTAAAAACAATCCAATACCTCCTGAAAATAAAAATAGAGAGAATAGTATAAATACTAAACACATTAGAGCAAGAAGACAGGTTACAATATTTTTTACTTTCGTACAATTATTACTATCATCTGGTATATCGTCTATTAAAACAGCTTCAACATAATGAATATCTGTTGATACAGCATCATTTATATAAACTGTATTTTCATAAATAGGATTTACAGTTATTGTATGTTCTGTTACTACTGCATTTTGGTTCATTCATTAATAATATAAACACAATATATTTAATTAGTTTACAATTTAGTAATAGAGAGAAATTTCTAATTGTATTATAAGATGTCTATTAACCACGCTTTCCACATAGAGAAATTAAAGACTGATTTTGAAAACATTATTACTTTAAAAAAAGAAATAGCTAAAATAAAATCCATAGTTAGTGAGAAACTTTCTCAATTAAAGATTCAATACAATGAATTAGTGAAAACAAATAGTAAGAAAATATTCCTATTTTGTTTGGATTCTTTTTATTTTCAATACAAAACATTCGCAATGGAACTAGAACATATTGACCGTTTCCGCTCATTAATGAATAATCGCATGTATTGCGATTATTATAAACTATACAATATAATTATTGGATTTGTTAAAGAGAACCGTACCGATTTAGATATTGATGAGCTGGAAGTAAAATCTTATCCTACATACAAAGATTTGGAGCCATTTCAAGAGTATAAATTAGAGGATATCAAGGATATTCATTCTAATATTCTTGTATTAATAAACAAATTATATTTACAATTAAATAGTAAGGTAGATTGCGTGGACCATTATAATGAAAACCATAAAATCGGTTTCTCTATTTCCAACTTTTTAAATACATTGGAATACGAAAACCGGCTGTTACGTGAACAAATTTCTCTTTACATTAACTATGTCTCTTTTTTCCATATTTCTGAGAAACGCCAGTTAAATAGACTGTTTATGAGAATGCAAGAGTTCTATAAAGAAATAGATGAAAATATTAACATTAACCGTACTTTCTCTATTGCTGATATTGGCGAACAAGACCGCTTGCACCGATTTTATATTATTGGTGAAGATATTGAAATAGAGAATATTCTAGAAGACCTTGAATTTACACCACCAACTATTTTTACTATTATTACTGATCCATCCGGTGGCAACCCACCGCCTACTGATTCGGCAGTATCTTTACCCGAGACTAATAATGAAGAACCTGAACCAGAGCAAGAAAACATATGCATGGAAACAAAAGACAACGAATAAAAATTGATTTAGAAACATGATTATATTCGTAGTATAAATATAATCATGAGTGAAGTGAAAGCTCCTAGAAACGCCATTATAATCGCTGCTAATTTATCAATGTCGCTCCCTCAAGACCAACAAGAGTTTAGGGATGATTTAGCAGGATTTATAAAAGACTCTGCATATACATCGCCTGAATTATGCAGTGAACCCGCAATCTGGAAAAAGCTGGAGCGTGTTATGAAAAAGCATATCGTTGATATAGATGCGGATTGGAAACAAACTATAGTTGATTTATACGTTGGTAAAACCGAGTTTCAAAATTTGTAACTATAATATAAATATGAACAACCATAAAATACTAGTATTCTCATCTAGTTTTTTTATAGCACCATTTTTGTATCTATATTTGTTTGTTGAACAACCTGAATTCTATGAACTATTATTATCGGTATTATTATTATTTAATTTTGCATTGTCTGTAATGTTTTGGCATAATCCAGTAAAACGTTCTTTTGTACATAGAATTGATGGATTTATGGCAAAATTAATGGTTGTGTTAACATTTATTTATGTTGCGTTTATAAAAGAAATAGAATATTTCTATAAGTTCATATTTTTTGGGGTTTACTTACTATTTATCTTGATGGCAAGGTTAAGCAATATATTTTCAAGAAAGGAATGGCGTTCAAGAAAACACATTTTTTATCATTTTTTAATGCATTTATGTGGGATTTTTGGATTTTTTATTGCGTTCATATAATAATTCTTTTATTTATTGTAATCCTAATTTTCTAGTTATAATATAGAAAGTGTAATATGACAAAATCTACAAGCGGAACCGAATCGGTTCTAAGTGAAGGTAAGAAATCAGTTAGCAGGGCTTCAAGTGCACATTCTAATGAAGGTAAGAGTGTAGCCGATTCTAACAAAACATCTAATGTAATGGTGCATTGGTCTGAAGAGAATGAGAAAATTTTAGTAGAATGGTGTGATGTAGCACAATGTTATAAATGGTTAAATGCGCGTGCTCACTCCAGGCTTGCGTTTATGCATGCATGGTTTACTATTCCCGCTATTGTTTTATCCACAATTAGCGGAACAGCGTCATTCGCACAAACAAGTTTACCAGTAGCTTATCAAACATATTCTCCTATGGCGATTGGTGGAATTAATATTTTTATTGGTATTCTTACTACAGTGCAACAATATTTGAAAATATCAGAGTTAAATGAGGCTCATCGTGTTTCATCTATTGCTTGGGATAAATTTGCTCGTAATATTCGTATTGAATTAGCAAAAATACCAGATGAGCGTATGGATGCAGGACCCTTTATTAAATTATGCCGTCAAGAGTTTGACCGTTTAATGGAGACCAGTCCTATGATTCCCGACAAAATAACCAAGGAATTCAATGCAAAGTTTAAGGGAAAAGACGATGCAAGTATTCGTAACTTTAAGAAATTAAAGAAGCCAGATATTTGCGACACCATAGTAAGTGTAAGCGCGGTTCGTAATAAATGGTATTTACAAGGGAAAGAGGAAGAAGATTCCGACGAAGAAGATAGTGTTGATTTAGAAGAAAATTTAAACGCAAAAAATAGTTTGCTTGAAATGCAACAACAATTGTTAAAAGAAAGAGATGATGAGCTTCGTAAGAAACAGAAAGAGGATAATGAGAAATCTAAAAAGATGTTTGAAGAATTAGAATCTATTCGTAAACAAGGAGAAGAACTACGTTTACGTAATGAAAGCGAGACAGTGAAGATTACTACTTATGTTAGTGGATTTCGGGAAAACTGTGGTAGAAAACCAGCACGTCATGAAATAACTGAAAACTTCAATGATGATATAGACAGCGATATATTAGATAAATTTTTAGAAAACTATATGAATGATGACTCTGTGTAAAAAATTATTATATAAATATATTATAATAATGAAAAAAACTAGAAGACAAATTAATAAAAGTAAAAATAATAAACGCATAAAAAACATAAAAAACATAAAAAACATTAGGAAAACAAGAAAAATACGTGGTGGAATACCCAATTTAACACAATTATCAAGTATATTTTATAAAAGAACAAAAGAACCATCAGAAACTGAAGTTAAAAAAGCATCGGAAACTAACGTAAAAGAACCATCAGAAACTGACAAAGAATTTAAAGATCTTGGATTTGAAAAAATAAATTATGAAAAAGAGAATTATGATAAGGCTGTTTTTATTTATCAAATACACGGAATGGGGTGTGATTATAATTTAACAAACGAAGAACAGGTTAAACTTGAAATTGACGCATTAAAAAAAAACAATGCAAATAGACAATAATAAAAAATTTGATGTTGAAATAATATGTCGCGACGCAGATCCAAAAGTTGGAGTTATTCCATCATCAATACGAAATATTGCTAGATTAAAAGTTGGAGTTTCACCTTTCCCAGGAAGTTATATTAAAACCCTATGTGACGAACTTAGAGAAAAATTAAAACTGTATAGATATATTATAATTTATGGACATTCATTTGGTGGAGCAATAGCAAATGCTATTGCGAAACAAATAAACAATGATGAAAGCATTGATAAGTCCCGAGTTTTCATAAAGACATCCGGAAGTATATATGTTGTAAATGATAGTGAATCTAATAATGTAAATATTGAGAATTACATGTTAGTTGGAGATCTTTCTTTGCATTACAATGGTTTAACTAAACCAGTTGTTAACGATACTGAACATAGTGATGATTTAATTAAATTAAGTCAAACAATATATGGTAAACACACACACGAATCCTTTGCTAGATTTATAAAGAAGGAAGGAAATGTTATATGGATTGATTCGGAATTTTTAAGAACAAATATAAGAACTAAAAAAAATATCGTTAATACTTTACCTCAATTCTTTTTACCGGGTCTGGGAAGTCGTAGAGAATGGTTTGTGCATTCTAATTATCATATTTTGAATCATCTACAACAAACATGGAGAAAGGTGTTAGAATTAAATCTAGGACATCGTCCTTATTTACCAAAAATAGCATTATAATAAAAATAAATGTTAAATTATTTTTATTATATTAGTTCTGTAAAAAATTCTCTTGATTTTACTGCCCAAAATTGGCAACCTGATTCTGTATAACCAATGCAACTATGTCCAATATATTCTTTTAAACTATCTTGTGAATCCTTAAAGAACTCAGTTAATGGCTTATCTTTATTATCAATTGTTGTTGCAGCTTCTAAAAATAATGCGTATCTTTTTGCTTTCTTACTACCTGTAAAAAAACTGAAAAAAGACCCTACATTGTTTATAGGCTCTGTTGTAAATATATAAACATCACCCAATACATCATGATGTATTTGTTGCTCAACCTCTTCGTTTACTTTATCATCTTCATAAAGATTCTCGTAATTTACACCATTCTTTTTACATAAATATACCACGATAGGATTTTCTATTTCGTTTCCACCTTTCTCTTTTAGTTTCAATAATTCAGAATTTTGATTAAAAACATTTGTTATGTCTTCTGGAATAGAAACATCCAATACTTTCTTTTTATTTATAATCTCATCTATAATAACAAACTTTGAACCACTAGACAAAACCATTTCAGTTTGGTCTGTTTTCTCAAATATGGCATATATTTTATTGTCTAATTCAACAAATCCTTTGTATTTTGTCTCTATGTCTTTAAAATGGGAATCAATTAGCTCATTACATTTTTTTAAATATATTTCTTCTACATCAGAATCTCTATCACCACCTTTCATTTCATTCTTACGTATATCTATAATATTGGCGTTGGCTGGCAATTCTGTTTTTTTTTCTTCTATAGGATTTGCTGGCATTTGTTGAACTGGTTGTTGAACTGGTTGTTCAATTGTTGGTTGAACTGGTTGTTGAACTGGTGATTCAATTGTTGGTTGAACTGGTTGTTGAACTGGTTGTTGAACTGGTGATTCAATTGTTGGTTGAACTGGTGATTCAATTGTTGGTTGAACTGGTGATTCAATTGTTGGTTGAACTGGTGATTCAATTGTTGGTTGAACTGGTGATTCAATTGTTGGTTGAACTGATGGTTCAATTGTTGGTTGAACTGATGGTTCAACTGGTTGAATTGACGGTGACATGATTGATTGTTCCATTTTTTCTTTTATTGACTCTGCTTCTTTTCTGGCTGTAGATTCTGCCTCCGCACTGGCTCTAGCTTGTTCCTCAGCATTAGCTCTAGCTTCTGCTTCTTCGTTGGCTCTTGCTTCTGCCTTAGCTCTAGCTTCTGCCTCTGCTTCTGCCTTAGATGATGCAATTGACTTAGCTTCTGCCTCCGCACTGGCCCTACTTTCTGCAGTGGCTCTAGCTTGTGCCTCTGCAGTGGCTCTAGCCTTAGCTTCTTCAGCTTCTCTCTTAGCTTCTTCAGCTTCTCTCTTAGCTTCTTCAGCTTCTCTCTTAGCTTCTTCTGCTTTAGATTTAGCTTCCTCTACTTCTGCTCTGGCTTCCTCAGCCGCCTTAGCTTCCTCAGCAGCCTTAGCTTCTTCTGCTGCTTTGGTTTCCTCAACCGCCTTAGCTTCCTGAGCCGCCCTAGCTTCCTCGGCCGCTTTAGCTTCCTCAGCTGATTTGGCTTCCTCAGCTGCTTTGGCTTCCTCAGCTGCTTTGGCTTCCTCAGCCGCCCTAGCTTCCTCAGCTGCTTTGGCTTCCTCGGCCGCTTTAGCTTCTTCAGCTACTTTGGCTTCTTCAGCTGCTTTGGCTTCTTCAGCTGCTTTAGCTTCTTCAGTTGCTTTGGCTTCCTCAGCTACTTTGGCTTCCTCAGCTACTTTGGCTTCCTCAGCTACTTTGGCTTCCTCAGCTGCTTTGGCTTCCTCAGCTGCTTTGGCTTCCTCTGCAGCCTTAGCTTCTTCAGCTGCTTTATCAACTCCAGCTTCAATTACTTCTTGTTCTAAAGGAGTTGTTATTACTGGTTCAATTCCTTTAAACAATTCTGAAGTAATTTCACTTTCAATAAAAGCATAAGACCCCCCTTCTTTTTCAAAATAGTATTCAACGAATGGTTTTTCTAATGTACTGTTTATTTTATAAATACAAATATTCAATTTATAATTTTTACCGAGGTCTCTATCAATACCAAATTTTTGGCTTAAATCGTCTTCATCAATGTATTCATACTCTATTTTTTCACTAGGTAATACGGGCACTATCTCTTCATCTGGTTCATTTTTTAGTTGTTCTTCTGTAACTTCTTTTTCTGTGATTTCTAATTCACTTTTAGGCATTGGTTTGTTTAAATATAAGCTAGCTGATTTTTTTAATTTACTAATTAAAAAAGACATATATAAATAGTGTCTAAAATAATAACAACAGTAAAACTTGGATAACAACAAAAAATTGATTTAATCGTTTATAAATTAAATCAATCAACCACCAAACCATGTCTTATTCCCAAGATTTTATTCAGTTTATTAAATCCACCCTTGTTAATGCATGTTACATAGGATATTGTAAACAAGTATATGCTTCCGCAGACATTGAATCCCAGAATTATAAAATAAACCTTATGGATTATAAAAACAAAAAATATATCTGGGACAACATTTTCAACAATGTAAAAGATTTGCTAAATTATTATATGCATCTTTCCGTAGATCATCTAGATATTCTGAATACACAAAACAAAGTTACATACAGTCAAAACAGACTTTCAACTATTTACGAGCAACTTACGTTTCAAAGCTTTGTTGATGACCAGATAAACTTCCAAAAAGTTGGTTACAGAGAATATCAAAACTTCGTTAAGTCAATGAAAGACCCCTCTTTCAAAAGCAAGATGGTTGATAGATACAGAACCTACATGGAGATTACAACGCTAAAAAATCATATTGTTTATGTTATTGGTCTACATTTGGCAAAACAATTGGATTGCTCAACGATGTTTACAGATGAAGAGTGTGAAGACATGGATACAATGGTTAATGCAATTCCATACTTTGAACATCTGTCTAAAAACTATTGGACAGTGGAAGATGTTGAGACCGGATTAATTCACCGAACGACAGATACTCCCATAAAAAATATTAACTTTAATTCATTGGAATCAAGGGTTTTAAAGCAGATTACAGAGTCAATGTAATAACCGTGTCAATGTAATAATGCCAATAATTTAAAAAACTATTATTAAAACAAATATAAAGATTATCCGTGATTATAAAGTAGGTTAAAAAACATCTTTTAGATTAAACCATCTTTTTAATGTCTCACGATGATGATTATTATGCGGCGGATGATATGGATGACAACGTTGGGTTCATTCCATTTAATCCAAGAGAAAGAGATGATGATTCCGACGATACATCTCTAACTGCCAACAGGAAAAGGCAGCGAAAGAACAATGAGGAAATGAAAAAGTTTGATAAGGGGTATCATAAGTTGAAGCGTATTGTAAATTACAAACAAGTAGAAATTGATATTTACACTACAAATGATATGCCAGGAACTATGATTCGTGACGCTATTACAGGTTCTAGATATAATGAATATCGGGTCGGTACTCGCAATGAGCATCTTTTTTTCAAGGTTGCCATTGCTACTGGAGAACTAGGCGATTCTGGTGGACTAGTATTCTTTGATAGTCCTGAACAATACGAACGACATTTTAAGGGAATTTATGTAGTGCCTCAAGTAATCAAAGAGAAGTGGACAAATAAATGTGCCGAGATTAGAGCGCTTAATAATAAGTAAAAAAGAATATAATAATAGAACAATATATATTATTATTAAGTATATGGTTTGGAAAACTTTTTTGATTAGTTTTATATTAAATAGCGGTAAACATAAAAACCTAATATTGAAAGATTCAATTTATACATCGCCAACACGCAGTAGGAGCTATTCTGAAGATTTAGATGATAGCAACTGTTCTAGTTTTATTAAAAATCCAAATTCTTTTTTTTCAAAAAGTGGATACGATAATAGATATAATGGAACTCAGGGTAACGATGTTATTTTAAACATTACAAAATTTAATATGCAAATGGAATTATTAAAAACTTTGGAAAATAAACATGTATCTCAACATGTAAAATTAGATTTTATAGAACAATACAATAAAAACAAAAACGCATCACATTTGATGCCTGATATTTTTTCAGGAGGACTATATAAAGATTGGGAGTTTGATTAGGGTCTTTAGGAAAGATTGCTAATAATATAAAAAATATATTTTTATAATATAGACTCTATATTATAAAAATGATTGATACTAACGCTCCTAATGATACTATACCATTTGTTGCTTATGGATTAATTGGTATTACATCTTTAGTCTTGGCGTATGCAACTTTAATGGATGTAGATACTTTTAAACAGGAAGGTCAAGAAGAATCTGCAACTTCTATGTTACCTTCACCTTTTAGTTCTACCCCCACTTCTGGTGAACAATCTGATTCTACACCTGTTGCTGATGAAGTTCTAGGACAACCATCTGATGCTCTTTCGGTTTCTTCAGCAGAACCTGTACCTGGTGTACCTATAATGCCAGTCTCACCATTGGTTCCTAGCAATCCGCTTGAACCAATGTCTACTCCTCCACCACCCGAAGAAGAAGTTAAACAAATGGGTGGAAAGAAAAGAAAAAATAAAAGTACAAGAAAAAGACGTTGAATTCTATGAAATCAGCTTATTGCATCTGATAAAAAAATCATTTATTTTATTTTTATCAGCTCCTATAATAACATCATCGGGAACATGAGTTATATTACCTTTTTTGTAACATAACAACACAGGAACACCGTTGACTACACGTTTAGATTTCAAAAAAGAATAAACATCAATACATTTATCAATATCTATGATAGCGCATTGTACTGTGTCGGGTGTTCTTTCAAAATACCATTGAACACCCTGATTTATAGTTTTACATGGCCCACACCATTCTGCTCCAAATTTTAAAATAAATAGTCCTGGATTTGATTTAAGCAAATCACCAAAGTGATTTCGGTCAGTAATTTCAGTTATTATTGGCAATGGCATATAAATTATTAGGGTGGTTTTATTTATTTAGTTTTGTACGTAAAAATAATTGCTTAGTAGATTTTATAAATGGCCACGCATAATCTAAATATTAACACGTATAATCTTGATGAAATATTAGAACTTTTTCATTTGTCTTATAATATATCAGTTAATGATCTAAAACGCGCTAAGAAGGTTGTATTAATGACCCATCCTGACAAATCTAAACTAGGACCTGAATATTTTTTATTTTATAAAAAGGCTTTTGATGTTGTAGTACAATTTTATGAGAATCAACACAAACAAAATCAAGTTGTTCCTACAGAAGAGCCAAAATATGCACCCATTAATGCGTCAAATATTAATAAATCTGCTGTAAAAAAAGTTACGAGTGTAATAAATGAAATGAGTCCAAGTGAATTTAATAGTAAATTTAACCAATTATTTGATGCAAATATGTCGTCTAAACCAAATGCCGAAAGAAATAGTTGGTTTACAAAAGATGAACCTAGTTATCATGTAGATGGTGATGTGAACAAACAAAACATGGGGGTAATGTTTGATAAAATGAAACAACAACAAAATAGTACGATTTTATCTAGATACCGCGGTGTTGAAAATTTAACTAGTGTCTCAGGTTCAAACTTATACGATGAAGAAGATAATGATGAATATGTTCAATGTGACCCGTTTAGTAAACTAAAATTTGATGATTTAAGAAAGGTTCATAAAGACCAAACCGTATTGACTGTTAGTGAAAAGGACATTAATAATGTTAAATTATATTCATCTATTGACCAATATAATAGGGTTCGTGGAGAACAAACTTTAACACCACTTGAAAAATCTGAAGCAGAAAAAATGTTGTCTTCGCAGGATCAACAGTTTAAACAGCGTATTATGCAAAAAGAATATCAATCTAATTTGCGAACTATGGAGTACGAACAAAAAAATAAAACTGTTTTATCTAGCTTCTTACAATTAAGAAATTAATCAGAACAAGAACTTGATGATGAAGATGATGAACTTGAACTAGATGAACAATCTGAATCGCAGCATGAATCATCATCTGAATCACAGCATGGGTCGTTTACTAAATTGCATGATGGGTCTGTTACTAAATTGCATGATGGGTCTGTTACTAAATTGCACGATGTGTCGTATAGTGAATCACAACATGAGTCATCTAGAGAATCTGACCCGGAATCCGACCCAGAATCTGAACCAGAACCAGAACCAGAACCAGAATCTGAACCAGAACCAGAACCAGAACCAGAACCAGAACCAGAATCCGAACCAGAATCAGAATCCGAACCACTTGAAGAAGACCCATTATTAGAAGAAGCTGTTGAACTAGAGCATGATTCAGAATCACTGCTACTACTATTATCATCTGATTCTAAATCAGTAATTACTATTTTTGACCCCTTTTTATTTTTAGGATTTATATCTATTTTTACTTGTTTGCTCATACTATATATAATATTTGCATATATTATATTTATTTCCTGAATTGTGCGAAATACCATTCTTTTTCCATATCAAGCATCAAATGGTTGTAGTTAGTATTGCGCTCTTCTATATCGCTGTAGTTTTCATATTGTGTAACAGTCGGAGGGGTAATCATAAACCAAAAATCCTGCATCTGTAATCGTTTCCAATAAATATCCAACGAATATGCTTTTTTACCTTCAACTGTAGGATTCTTCATTAATAAAGATGCACTTTCTTTAAAGTTCTTTAAAAGTGTATCGTAATATGAATTCTTAATTATGTATCCTGTTGTTGTTTGACAGTAGAAAACCCGAACGCAATTATCATTAATTTTTTGATAAGGAGGAACATTATTCCCACCAATAACGATAATATCCCACATCATATTATCTTCCTCATGAAATTTGGTAAGATTCTTTAATAACAATTCTGGATTCATAAATGTTATATCGTCCTCACAAATAAAAACGTATTCATAATTCCTCTGTTTTGCTAATTCTAAACAACGGATATGACTAAGAGTACATCCTATTGCACCTATTTTTGATTTTACAGCATTTACCCTTTCTCCATTTATTCCTAATTTTTGTAATTCTAATTGCACATGCGCTAAACGATCTGTGCGATGTTCTAAATTAATAAAAAGTGTATTTTTAATTAATTCCATTTCAATAATCATATATAGCAATTGTATTTTTATATCATTATTTTATTTTCTGTTTTTTTGGGTTCTTTTGCCTCCTCTCCCCCTAAAAAATCTAAATACAGAACTAACCGCTTTACTTATTGAACCTTGTTGTGGCGCAGGGCGAGGTGGTTGAACTGGTGCACTATGTGCCCGTGGTCTTCTAGCCTTTAATGACATACGTCCAGGTCTTGTTGTTGCAGCTCTTACCGATGCATTCTCTCTCAATCTAAGTACCTCTTTCAATGGTATTATCTGTACAGATGCTCTTGCCCTTTCAGCAAAAGTATCATCTACATCACGTATATTAAACTTTCTACGAGCAGCCATTGCTGCTTGTTTTGGCGCACTTATACGTGCGTTTGCTGATTTTATGCCACGTCTTGCGTATTTTGACCCTTCTTCAATTCCCAGTTGATGTTCATTTCGCCACTGGCCCAATTCTGTCTTTGTTGCCCACCTAGCGGCATCTGTACTATCTGTTCTAGGCTCGGGAATTCTGCTATCAGTTGTGTTCATGTTTTCATTAATAACAATACGTCTATCACGTTTAGTTTTATTTAAGCCGGTTTTTAAAGCAGACTTTAATTTCTTAGAAGATGATTTTTTTCCAGATGATGACATATAAAATATCATAATATTTTTTATTTATTATTATTGGTTTCTTCTAAACTTGTCAATCGCATTATCAATTTAGCAACTTGTGATTTTAATTCATCTATTTCTTTTTGTTGACTCTCTAATTTCTCCGCATTCACAGTATCTGACCAAGATACTGTTTTTATTAGTTTATCTGAAATATCTGGTTGTGATATTTCTTCTATTTGAATATTAATAGTGTCTGGGCTCTGTTCTATTCTTAACTTATTTGGTTGTGAAACAATTGGTGTTGCAGATAGAGGTAGTGGTGCATATTTCCTTAATTCTTCCTCTCTTTCTCGTAAATGTTGTTGAATAAGCTCGTCCATATTTGAAAGAGGTTTATCCTGTTTCTCTGAAAACTCAGGTGCCTCAGGAACCTTTCTATCAAATAATGAATTGTATTCTACCTGCTTTTGTTCAAACTGATTCCCTATCTTTTCAACTTTATTTTCGGTTATTGAATAAGGTTTCAAGAAATTTTGGTCTAGTTGTATAGGAGCAGTTTGTGTAGGTTTTTGCATACTTTGTCCGGTTAATTCTTTAACGTTTTGATTCATATAAGAAATTGTTGTTTTATTTAACATTAATAAATCTGTCTGATTTAATAAACGACCCGCATTTTTATCATAAAACATCCGGATTATAGATTTAAACCATTCATCTTTCTTGTAAGGATTGTTTAAGAAATAATCGTTTACAATAGGATTTTTACTTATTACGTTCCATAGTAATTTTTGATTTTCAGTGGTAACATACTGACTCATTTTAATAATATAAATTTCTTTATGTTTATATTATTTTTTAACGATTCTTCCTTGTGCGGTTTTTAATACTTTTTGACTTTCTCTTTTTAGGACGGTAATTCTTTGTTTTACGTCCACCTTGAGTTTCTTCTTGAGGTTTAGGTTTAGGTTTATATTTAATAGGTTTAAACAAAACCACATCTTTTTTATAATGTTTAAAAAATTTTTTGTTAAATTGCTCCGTAGTAAGGTTTTTATCTTTATTTGGAACTTCTTTTGCATATTTAAATAGATTTATTAAAAAATGGTCTACTTGGTCAAAACTTGAGAAAGGCAAAGGACTATTTTTAGTATCAAACTCAATATGATAATTTCCAATGCGATAACCTTTATTATTTACATAAGGGATGGAATATAGTTTTAGTTTTATGTAGTGGTTTATATCATTATCTGGCTTTTTTTCTTCTTTTTGTTTATCTTCCATACTAATTTATAAGGATAAATTATTTGTCATTAAAATAGATTTTTCTGAATTTAAATACATATTTATCTGGTATACGTTTATCCTTAAAAAACTTTATTTTATCAACGTAATTTGTAAATACTTTATTTTCAGCACGATTTGACAACATTGTAATAATAAAATACAATGCAAACATACCACATTCAGTTGTTCCCATTTGATGTTCTAATGGACAATTTTCGTAATAATGTAATTTGATAGGAGGATTCATTGCTAAACCTTGTTGTGTTATTGTGTCTACTAATTTGTTTATTTGCTTAGGTATTTTGTTACCTGCACTATCCATATAAAATATAAACTCATCGTCTGTGTCTACAAATAAAGTTACCCAGTGACTACCACTGCTAGTATGTGGTGATACGTTAAATACTATACCGAATTTTGTTTTACCTTTTTTGACATGTTTTTCTAAATTAAATGTACATAGTTCGTTTGATACGCATTGACCAAACATATCGCTTGGTTTCGTATCATAGTCAATGGGAGATGGGTCTGGTGCATAAAATTTTGGATATTTTACCATATATTGTTTCAAAACATCACGTATGTCAAAATTAGATAACCATTCGTCTGGATTAGCATTCCAATCATCCGGATGGTCAGGTGCAAAAATATATTCATCTAATCTCTTACGTACTGCTTTGTCCTCAATCTCATCTAACCAACAATCTTCTTTGCTACATGTTCTTAATCTAATTTTTAATTCATTCCATATTTTTACGGGGTTATTGGTAGTTATCATATTTTTTGCGTTATGTTTGTTATATGACTTTTTTAATATTTCTAATACATCTGCCGTAAAGCAGCTACCTTTTACAGGTGTATTTTTATCAACCATTGGACTGCAATTCATTGTTTTAAATGTTTTTCCACCACCCTTTTTAACCATTTTTTTTCTATATGTTCTATTATTTCTTTTTGATTTGATGTTTCTTTTCATATATAATACATAAGGATAATAAATATAAATTACGAAACCACAATAGTGATTTATTAAATAATGCTACTAATATCTCAGCATAGATAACATTATTTTAAATATTTAGAAATTGTTTATATAGTCTATAATGCCAAACAATAGATGTCATTATGAAAGTTCCGATGAGAGTTGTGAAAGCTCAGATGAAAACTCTTGCGAATGTAACCGTAGACATTGTGAGAAAAAAAAATATAAAAAACCTTGCTGCGAGAAAGATAGACATAAAAAATGCAAAAGAACTTGTAATAGATGTTATAAAAAAAATAAATGCTCAAGCTCGCATAATCATCAAAAGGCCATAGATTATTGTAAAAATGATTGCCAAGATGGAAAAGTTATTTTAATAACTATATCGTAATAAAATACTTTATTAATATATATCAATATTATTATGTCTATTAAAAATGCAGAAGTAGTAGGAGAAGGAACATATGGTTGTGTGCATAAACCTAGTTTAAAATGTAAAAATTCTCCTTCCATTTCCTATATAAATAAAGTATCCAAATTATTAAAAAAAAAGGACGCAGAAACCGAAATGCATGAATATGATAAACTAGTAGAAGCCGATAAAAAGAAAGAATATTATTTAGGAAAGCCAGACGATTGTAACGTAGACGAAAAAAATGCAGAAAATTTAATGGCTATAAAAAATTGTAAAATTGGAGCGGATGCTTTTAAAAAATTGTCGGGATTCAAATTGCTCGTTATGAATGACGGTGGTATAAATTTAGAAAAATATACAAAAAAAATGAGTGAATGGCCCATTTCTGAAATGAGCAGTGAGCTATGTGAGAAATTTTTATTAGAATCATTGCGACTTTTTCACGGATTAAAAGTTTTTGAAGATTATGATTTAGTACATCACGACCTTAAACCTCAAAATATTGTATATAACGAAACATTGAACCGTACAAATTTTATTGACTTTGGATTAATGACGTCTAGAAAAAAAATAACGAACGAGGCAAGAAAATCTACATACGATTTTGCATTGTTTCATTGGTCATTTCCGTGGGAATATGAATTTATTAATAAAAAAGAATTTAATAATGTAGTAGTTTTCCCAGAAAACCAAGACGAAATAATAGAAGAAATACATGAAGAAATTAGAGAAAAAAAAGGAACATATTATGAAAATATTAAAACCTTTTTTTATTACGCCATAGACAAATATAGCGGTGTAACAAAATATCAAAAGGATTGTCAGGAATATGTGGATAGTTATGGACGCACTGTTAAAAAAAATATGCTTGAAATGAAATATGAAAAATTCCTAGAAGCAAGTGTAAGAACAATTGATGTATTTGGTCTAGGACTATCATTAAATTATTGGCTTCACGTTGCTAAAAAATTTTTACCCAGCACATTAACGTCAGAATTGGGTGTTTTATATAATAAAATGATTTCCGCTGAATTAGCATTTAGGCCGTTTATTTCCGATGCACTTATTGAAATGGAAAAAATACTTACAAAAAACGGACTCCTTCAAAAATACAATAAAAAGATAATAAATCATATGGTAGTTGATTCAAATGAAGTTGAAATAAAAACTCCTTCAATAGAACACAATGTATTTGATAAAATCGCAAAACCTAACGAGGCGCTTGTTAGAACAGACCCAGGTGAATGTCCTGAGGGAATGGTTAAAAACGACAAGGGAAAATGTGTAAATATAAAGCGAACCGAAATAGTATGTCCTGAAGATAAAGAGCGCAATCCTAAAACAAAACGTTGTGTACTTAAATGCAAACCCGGATACATTCGGAATGAAGATTTTAGATGTATTAAGGTTAAAGTTCATCGCCAAGTTGTTGACAAAGCCTCATTACCCTGTCCCGAAGGGAAGGAGCGCAATCCTAAAACTCGTCGTTGTGTAACTAAATGCAAACCTGGTTATGTCCGCAACAGCGAATTTAAATGTGTTAAAAATAGAACTGTTAAATTACAACAGTAGTTATGTAATTACATTTATTAACGTTTTCCGACTGCGTAACTGCTTTAGAAATATTTTATTTGAATATTATTTAGTATTATATATTTTATATATATAATATCAATTATATATGCCCAAGAACGAATGCTATTATTCCGATGATGATAGATGTAATTATAAAAAATCATGCAATTGCGATTATGACTGTGATTGTGACTATGATAAAGAAAGTAGTTGTGTATCTAAAAGAAACAGTAGATGCAAAAAGCCGAATAAACGCAGAAAATCAGAAAAAAACAATCGTGTTTGCAAAGATGGTAAAGATGGTAAAAATGGGCGTGATGGTGAAAATGGAAAAAATGGTGAAAATGGAAAAGATGGTAAATGTGGACGTGATGGTAAGGATGGTCGTGATGGAGATGATGGTGAAGATGGTAAAGATGGAGAGGACGGTCGTGATGGTCGCGATGGTAAAGACGGTAAAGATGGTAAAGACGGAGAAGATGGAAAAGATGGAGAAGATGGACGTGATGGTAGAAATGGAAAAGATGGTAAAGATGGTCGTGATGGTGAGGATGGTGAGGATGGTAAAGATGGAAAAGATGGTTGTGATGGTGAAGACGGAGAGGATGGTGAGGACGGGTGTATTGGTCCCACAGGGCCTAGAGGTCATCATGGTGAAAAAGGTTGTCATGGTGAAAAAGGTGATAAAGGTTACCGTGGCGAAAAAGGAGAACAGGGTGAAAAAGGGTATCGCGGCGAAAAGGGAGAACAGGGCGAACGGGGAGAAAAAGGTGAAAAAGGTGATAAAGGTGAACGAGGGTGTAAGGGGGAAGAAGGTGAACAAGGTCCTCCAGGAGAACAAGGAGAACATGGTCCTACTGGGGAGCAGGGTTCAGATGGAAGTCCAGGACCTACAGGAAGCAATGGCTTGCCTGGACCTACTGGTAATACTGGCTCTCCTGGACCAACAGGAAACAATGGACTAACTGGACCTACTGGTAACAATGGAGTAACTGGACCTACTGGTAACGATGGCGTTCCTGGTCCTACTGGTAACGATGGCGTAACTGGTCCTACTGGTAACGATGGCGTTCCTGGTCCTACTGGTAACGATGGCGTTCCTGGTCCTACTGGTAACGATGGCGTTCCTGGTCCTACTGGTAACGATGGCGTTCCTGGTCCTACTGGTAACGATGGCGTTCCTGGTCCTACTGGCGAACAAGGTCTTATTGGTTACACAGGACCTCAAGGTTTTACAGGCGCGTCAGGGTCTAGTTCAGCTATATCGTCCATATTTGTATGGAGTAATTTATTACAAAATCATACTAGTGTAACAAATTTTCAATATGTATTTTTTGAAAATAAACCTATAGGGCCTTCTGGTTCTGGATGGACTACTGTTACTGACCCTAGTTTCTCAAATCCTACTGGATTTATAGTTCCTACAAATGGATACTATTTATTAACATATAAAATAGACGTAAGGTCAGGTGGTAACCAACTACCATTAACCAACACTGACTGTGCAACAGTGTTAACAAGAAACGGAAATGAAATAAAAGGCTCTTCTACTTTAGTTGAAGCTCCTGAAACGAATCATATATATACAATTTCAAATACTGTATTAGTAGACCTTTCATTAAACGATACTATTTCTCTATGGTTTTGGTCAGCTGATATAGACGCACGTATTGGTGACCCCACATTTTTAAAAGGCAAATTACCTAATGGTTCTACTCCAAGTGAAGCTACTGCATCTATTGTTTTCACAAAAATATCATCATAAAATTATATCCATAATATATAAATGCCTTGTGAAAAACAAACTACTAAAAAATATTTATCCAGAAAATCACCTCCTTATTCAGCTATGGATTGCAAAGGAAAAACTATGGATGGTAAAGATGGTAAATACATCTCAATGCCAGATAAAAACAAAGTATATAGATGGACTAAGGTTGGCTCAACAAAAGGAACCCAAAAAAATTTAGACATACCTAAACCAAAACATAAATATACTATTGAAGATAATGGAACGCATCCTTACCAAGTGTACGACTATGGCTCAAGAGCAGACATTTATGCATTTAAATATGACAAAGATACAGATAAAGATATTATGCAAAAAAAAATATTAAGTATTCCATACAAAAAAATATTCCCTGGCGATAATGCATTACGATTAAAAGATTATCCATCTGTAAAAGGTAATACCGTTCTTTTACTACAGAAGAATGGAAAATATATTTATGTCGGCGCAGGAATTTTTGAGTTTGAGACTAAAGACGGAGACGTTATTGATAAATACTATTCTCCTGTAGGAAATAGCGATGTTCCTTATCCTTATGCGGTTGGACAAAAAAATAGTTATTTTTTAATAGAGAAACAATATGTTGAAAATAAAAATTTGGATTTAAAAAAGGATGGGTATACACAATTGTACGGGTTCCCTGAAAAAAGGGGGGATAGCCCAAATCCAGTTCCTGCAAAATCATTAAGAATGAAAATACTATTTAAACGGTTTGCATTATATCATTAAATATTATCCTGTTCTGTCTCTTTTACACGTGGAATATAATTCATTGGAAATCCCATCTGATTCCCTTTTTTAACTACCTTATTTTTACCCCAATATGATTTCATTGTTGGATTGTCATCTATAAGAGGTTCCTCCATATTACCAAATAGAGTATCTTCATCATGGTTAGATTCTTCATGATTTTCCATTTCTTTACATTCATAATGGTGAATTAATGTTCTTACATAATGGTCAAATGCATCATTTACTTCTGTTGTAATTTGATGCTCCGGATTATTCAAAAAATCAGTTGTTACATTCATGATTTTAGACCTATATTTACGTATCTTTTCTAAATAGTTTAAATGCTCCTGATGTTTTTTAGGGTCAGTTTGAGAAAGATACCGACTATAATGATTTTTATTCATTAATAGCTCTAATGTTACTTTGTCTACAAACTCGTTGGTCATAGGTTTTACGGATTCGTCTGTATTTTCCATCATATTTATTATAAATATATCTTATTTATAATAATTCGGTTTATTAGCTAAACTTATTTCATATTTTTCTTAGTCTTGGTATGTGCTTTCTTTTCTTTCTCAGCCTTCTTATCTGCCTTAGCTTTCTCTTTTTCTGCCTTCTTCGTTTCTCTCAATTTCTCAGCAGCAGCTTTTTTATCTGTCTTGACTTTCTCTTTCTCAACCTTCTTAGTTTGTCGCAACCTTTCTTTATCTAATTTCTTTGCGTCTGCCACTTTCTTTTTATCAACTTCCTTAGCTAATTTTTTTTCTTCTTTCTCTTGCTCCATTGCGTATTGGTCTTCGTCATAATCTACCATATTTTCCAACATTTTACTACGATACTTATCTACCAATTTCGTTAATACTTCGTGTTGAACATTGTCTTCATAATCTCCTTGTTTGCGCAAAGTTTTACGCAACTTCTTCTCTTCCTTATCTATTTGCTTTTGTGTTTTATTATCCTCTTTAATCTTCTTTTTCATTACTTTCTGTATTTTAGTAATGTACTTTTTACGGGTTTGTTGAATGCTTCTTACGTTTTTATTAATATCACGTTTTGACACAGTAAGACTCTTATTCTTTATTTTTAATAGTTTCTTGAACTCTTTTTTATCATCAAGAAGAGTGCTCTTAATCACTCCACGTTCCAATTCACTCAAATCCTTTCTTAATACTGTTTTCAAATGGGCTAAGCGTTTTCTATGGTTCTCTACTAACGCTTTTATTTCACCCTCTAATTCACTAATTCTATCATTATATGCTTGAATTCTCTCATCAAAATTAACTATTGCGGGATGTTGACTTACTACTTCCGCTAATTTACTAGCTCTAGTGATCTTCTTAGCACACTTATTTTTTAATTGATATAATAATGATTCTTTATATTTCTCATATTCTTCCTTATATTTCTCAGAATTTTCCTTTATATCTTTCATAACACCTTGTTTGGATTTATTGCGCTCCTTGATTAGTCCTTTAACTTCTTTAATTTTTTCACGTATTTTTTTAACTTCTACTTTAGCTTCGTTAATTAATTCACGCACATTGCGTTTCACTATCTTATTGCAATCTTTCTCTTCTTTGCCCTCCAAATCACCACATAATTCATCCTTTAAGAAATTAAAACGATTAGGGTCTAAATCTCCAAGCTCACCCTTAAGTTCCTCTTGTTGCTCTAAGATTTGTCTTTTTAAATCAGGAATATCAGATTCCATTAAATCTTTTACTACCTTTTTATCAAATTTCTCAACATTGGCAATATCAGAAACAATAGGAACTTCAATATGTTGAATAATAGGCTGAGAAAATTGCCGAGCATCTTTCTCACGATTTAAATAACTCACATATCCAGAAATATCATCCAAATATTCACCTCTACCTTTCTCTGTGAATTCTCCATCGTCATCCAAGTAATTTCGGGCAAAGGCATCAAAATCCCCAGGCATCTGTTCATCTGGACCCTTACATAAATTTATTAATTTTATTAATTCCATAGGGTCATTTGTAACAGGCGTTGCTGTCATTAATAATAATTTCACTGAATTTTGCCCTGAATATTGGTAAGAATACATCAAAGCTTGATGAAGTAAATTCATATCTGGTCTTTCAACACTAGATAAATCTCCACCGCCATATAATTTATGGGCTTCATCAATAATTAACAATGTGTTACGCAAAGGGTCTTCTTTACCATTTATTTTCACCAACGTGTCATACATTGAATTTTTTTTAGATACTAAATTACTGAATTGCTTATAAGACATAGGGCGCACTCTCCATGCTTTTGATAATAATTGCATTCGTTTATTTTGAACAGCTGGGATTTGAAGTCCAGAGTTCTGTATTTGATGGCGAATACTTTCATTGCATACTTGGTCAAACATATTCTTCCAAATATCGCTTTTTAAGGTTGTGCGAGTGACCCAAAGAATTGTATACCCTTGTTTCTCAAAGTTTGTAGTTGCCGCTGCAATTGCGCTGCAAGTTTTACCTGTTCCTACCGAGTGGTGTAACAGCATACCTTTTACAGGATTTGTGGGTGTGAAATAATTGCGAATAAAATCCTGTGTTGGTGTATAATTAATAATTTGTCCAGACCCACCACCTTGTTTATCAGCACACAAGTTCTCCATCTTTACATCCGTCCATTTAAACTCACTAAAATTGTCTTTGATGTACTTGCGCATATCTTCAAAACCTAGACGCTTAGGCTCCGGGTAAATTAGTGGTGGTCCTTCACGTACGACCAATTTTTTAGCACCCCCATCATATAATGCTTCTTCGCCTTTTGATAAATGGTCATTTAAATTATCACTATCAGTCAATGACACCATAGGAATTGAGAAACTATGAATGTTTTTATTCAATTCATAATCTACTGAGCCAACCACAGTTGTTTTTTCCAAATCACTAGCGAATTTTAAAAGACGAATATCTAAATTCATAGATTTTAAATACAATTCTATCGCAGTTTTAGTTCCCATAAAACTTCCCTGTAATTTCTCAGGTATTTTTAAATCATATACGAATACGTGGAGGGGCCACCCCTGTTGGGGATGGAAATCTAACCCCTTTTGACCACATGTTCTAGTACCACGCCCAATAACCTGTTTCTGGTCAGCGGCTACAGTAGATGGTTCAAAAATATGCACGTATTTAATATCAAAAAGGTCAATCCCCTCTTTAAAACCACTATCCATAACAATTATTCTAGCATGCTCACCATAGATGTTATCTGGTCGTGCATTGAAAGTTTTTAATATTTCTTTCTTTAAAGATACACTTATGGGTTGGTCATAAACAGCAACAGATGATAACAATAAAAAATTATTGCCTTTATTTTTGTTAAGTACGTCAGCAGAGAGTAATTCTATCTTTTCATATCTTTTAACTTTCTTTTTAGTAGTGCCATCGCCTCCTCTTTTAATTTTACCAAGTGAAACCAAGTTTAATGGGGTTCCTTCATCGTCTTCATCGTAATCATCGTCGTCAGATTCATCATCAGATCCTTCTGCTAATTTCTTTTTTATACCTGGTTTTAATTTGGCATTATATGCCAATTTCATACCTTTGGCAATTAATGCAGAAGCCAATATTTTAGCTCCGTAAGAAGAAGATTTTAAATCAGAAAATATAAAGTGTTTGAATTTCTTGCCGTGTTTTTTCATATCTTGCCTATCTAGCTCGTCTATTTTTTTTAATAACACATCAAGTTTCGGTGATTTTTCAGGTATATCCTTTAGTAATGTTTGTGGATTAAAATCTAATTCATCAAAACGATATATTTTGGAGCGTTTGCTCCAATTAGATTTTTGACGAACACACATTGGATCAAACGAAACTATGGATTGCTTTTCTATTGTTTTTTCTAAATCATTTAATCCTTTTACAAAGTCTTCATCTGTATCTGTATCCATATTTAATTTAAATTATATAATAAGGCCATAAAAAATATAACGATATGTTATAATTAAAATATGTCTAATAGTTTTGGAACCCCTATAGGCGGAGGATATACTCCTCAATTTAATAGCTCAACAAATTTAGGTGGACCATTTAACGGATATTCACCCCAACAAACTATGACCAATTTTAAAGACAGTGGAAACGTTATGATTCGCAGAATCCTTCGTGATTCATGGAATGGTAGAGGTGCCGTTGGAACCGATGGTAATGGAAATGCTTACAAACGTGTTGTAACTCCTTTCCGTGCCGTTAACAATTTAGGAGATTTCTTAGGTCGCCAAAATTACGTATGTGGTGGTGCTAACCAAATCAACAAAACACGCCCTGGATTACAAGGACCTATGGGTAGTATGATTTCAAAGTGCGACAACACAGGTGTTGCGGCTGCTGTTTGCAACACACGTTTTGTACCCGATTCATCCGACTACACAAAATTTAAGAAACAAAGTGCTATGAACCAAAACTATAATGATTTAGGGTCTGGTGGTGATGTTCACAACGCTTCTTATGTTGCCAGAATGGCAGTTCACCGTGGTATTCGCGCTATCTAATTATTTATTTTTATTATATACTTAGTATATAATAATGAGCAATCCAGTATTTATTCAACAAAATATTAATAATGCTTCTTTATCTTCTATAAAGGCTATGCCTCTTAAAGATAGCACATCTGATGCAACTAGTACTTTTGAATTAAGCCGTAAAATTTATGAAAGAACATATACTACACCACTTACAACCGCCCAAGTTTTGGCTGCATTAAAACCTGCTAATTTTGGTATGAGTGGATTTATGAATATGCATCGTATTCGTCCCACCGTATTTGATGGTCAACAAGCTCCTGCACAAAAGAAATGGTCAGCTAATCGTGATGCATCACAAGTAACTGTAAATCGTCGTACGAATAGCGTTGGTTCAGGCTCATTAAATTATGACAATAAGTTAATGTCGTTTACTGCTTATAAAGATGTAAACGTAGTTAATGATGCTCTTCGTAGGACTCGTGCAGGAGGAGCAGTCGCTCCTCCAAAGAAAGCAGCAAGTCCTAGCCAAACATATGTCCCTAGTCCAGGAACACATCCTTATATGCAACCTGGATATACAGGAAAAATTGGTAGTTATTTTCCTACTTCAAGATACAACTTACAAAAAATTGGTTAAAAATTTAACTATAATTAATATAAACAAATCTGCATTAATTATATATTATGGAGTTTGAAGCGCCTTCCGAGACCGTTTATACAATTTACAGCAAAAGTGGCTGTACTTATTGCACCAAAGTTAAAAAGCTCTTGCAAGAAAAAGGATATGCTTTTGATATGATTGATTGTGATGAGTATTTGCTTGAAGATAAAGAGGGATTTTTAAAGTTTATTGAAGAAAAGACTGGTAAAGAATACAAAACATTCCCTATGGTATTCCGTGCCGGATATTTTATTGGTGGTTTCATGGAAACAAAAAAGCTTATTGATGTTGAGGAAGTCTTTAATTAAAAAATAAAAACAATATAAAAATATTATTCTTATATTATTTACGAAGATGTCATCATCTAGAGTAGCTATTGGAATTGATTTGGGAACAACATATTCTTGTGTTGGAATTTGGCAAAATGACCATGTTGAGATTATTGCGAATGACCAGGGTAACCGAACAATGCCTTCTTACGTTTCTTTTACTCAAGAAGAGCGTTTGATTGGTGAGGCTGCAAAGTCCCTTGCTGCTAATAACGCTACAAATACTGTGTTTGACGCTAAGCGTCTTATTGGTAATAACTTTAATGATGAGAAGGTTCAATCTGATATGAAGCATCTTTCTTACAAGGTAATTGACCGTGAAAATAAGCCATTTATTGAGGTAGAGTTCAAGGGTGAGACAAAGGTATTTGCTCCAGAGGAAATAAGTTCTATGGTTCTCGGTAAGATGAAGGAGATCGCAGAGGCATTTATTGGTTCCCCCGTTACTGACGCAGTTATTACTGTTCCGGCTTATTTCAATGATTCTCAGCGTCAAGCAACCAAGGATGCAGGTACCATCGCTGGTCTCAACGTTATTCGTATTATTAATGAGCCTACTGCTGCCGCAATTGCGTACGGTCTTGATAAGAAGAGTGAGGGTGAAAAGAATGTTTTGATTTTTGATTGCGGCGGTGGCACTTTTGATGTGTCAATCCTTACCATTGAAGAGTCAATTTTTGAAGTAAAGGCCACTGCTGGTGATACTCACCTTGGTGGTGAGGACTTTGATACTGCTATGGTGGAGCATTTTATGCAAGAGTTCAAGCGCAAACATAAACATGATATTTCAGATAGTCCTCGTGCACTTCGCCGACTTCGTACTGCATGTGAGTCTGCTAAGCGTACTCTTTCTTCATCTAGTGTGGCAAACATTGAGATTGATAGTCTTTATGAGGGTATTGATTTTAACAGCAGTATTACACGTGCTAAGTTTGAAAACTTGTGCGACCACTTGTTTAGAAAGACCATGGCGCCAGTTGAGCAAGTTCTCCGTGATTCTAAATTATCCAAGGCTCAAATCCACGAAATTGTATTAGTTGGTGGTAGCACTCGTATTCCTAAGATTCAACAGCTCTTAACTGAGTTTTTCAATGGTAAGGAGCTTTGCAAGTCTATCAATCCCGATGAATGCGTTGCCTATGGTGCAGCTGTTCAAGCCGCAATTTTGACTGGCTCACGTGATTCCAAGATTTCGGATTTGCTTTTATTGGATGTTTGCCCACTCAGTCTTGGTCTTGAGACTGCTGGTGGCGTAATGACCAAGATTATTAATCGTAATACTACTATTCCTTCAAAAAAGACACAGACATTCTCTACGTACGCTGATAACCAACCCGGTGTGCTTATTCAAGTGTTTGAAGGTGAGCGCTCTATGACAAAGGATAATACTCTTCTTGGTAAGTTTCAATTGGATGGTATTCCTCCGATGCCTCGTGGTATGCCTCAAGTTGAGGTTGCATTTGACCTTGATGCTAACGGAATTTTGAATGTGTCTGCTTCAGAAAAGTCTACTGGAAAGTCAAGTAAGATTACTATTACGAATGACAAGGGTAGATTGAGCAAGGAGGAAATTGATAGGATGGTTGAAGAGGCCGAGATGTATAAGACTGCTGATGAAGAGCAGAGAGTTAGAATTGAAGCTAAGAATAGGATGGAGGAACAGATTTATCAATTGAAGAACACAAATTCAAGTGCCGAAAATAAAGTAGATGCCGATACTAAGAAGAAGATTGATGAGATTATTAAGGAGTATGAGGATTGGCATCTTGACAACCCTAGTGCTACGAAGGAAGAATTTGAATCCAAGTCTAAGGAAATGATTGATGCAGTAACTAGTTTGAATACACAAGCGTCAGCGCAAGAGTCAGCGCAAGAGTCAGCGCAAGAGTCAGCACAAGCTCAAGTGCAAGGGTCCAGTGACCCAGCGAAATCTAGTGAAGCAGACGACATTGATGATGGTCCTGAAATCCAAGAGATTGACTAATAAATTTATTATTGTTATAATATAAAATGAATTATTATTTAAAAATAGGAGGTTTCCTTGTTCTAGGGTATTTGTGCTTATGGATAATATTTATGATTGTAATGAGTTCAAAAATGTATTTTGACCAATATGGATATCCATCCATAAATTCGTTCATGAAAATGATATATGGTCTATAAAAAATTAATCATTTAATAACGATTAATTTTTTCGCAACATATGGTATACCTGATGTACAACTATTTAGTAGAATTTCTCGGAACTGCGTTCTTTGTTTATGTTATTTTAGCTACTGGTAATCCTTTAGCTATTGGTGCCGCTTTAGCTTTGTCTATGTTGCTTACTCTTAATATTTCTGGTGGACACATCAACCCTGCTGTTAGTATTGTAATGGCTTCTGCTGGTAAATTACCAACAGTAGATATCATTCCTTACTGTCTTGCCCAAATATTTGGCGGGTTAACCGCTTTAGAACTCTACAAGAGATATAAGATTTAAATTTTATATATAATAATTATATATAAAATGGATAAAATTGGTGCAATTTATAGTAAAATGGTTGAAGAATATAAAAAAAATAAAAACCGTTTGACCATAATTAACATTTTAATGCGTTTTTGTGGTAATAAAGACAATACAAATGAAGATGTCTATAAATTAAAGAAAAAATTAGAAACCGAATTTTCTTTAGATGTAGGGTGCAACTATTTATTATATTTTGTTACACCTGACAAATATGGATGTGATTTAAGAGAGCTGTTTTTTAAACGCGATGGAAGTATCATTGATAACGATGGTGATGATGCCCTAATAAAACGACAATCATTATTAAAATTATTTACCGAAAGACAATACACAATAGATAGTAAAAAAATACCTCACATATTAACTGATATTGATGATACTTTATATCCAAACCATGAACATGGGTTAGCCGGTTCAGATTTATCATGGATAATAAAAGAACACTTTCCCGGTATTAAAAAATTTTATGAATTGTTTTATTCAAATTTAAATGAAAATTCAAAATATTCTACTGTACTATCAGCTACACCTGGTCCATTAAAAAGTAAAAAATTACTAGATAAACATGATTTAATAAAACCAGTTTTAGGTGAAGAATTTGGATTTATACAAGGTGTTGATTCAAAACACGAACATATAACTGGACCTATATTATTGGCTAGAGAGCATGGTTTGGATTCTCGTTATCAAATGTATGGTGAAACAAAATATCGCAGATGTAAAGAATATTCTCAACTTTTTCCTGAACACCAAATTATATTTATAGGGGATAATGGTCAAGGTGATTTAATTGCTGGAAAAATGATGTTAGAAGACAGTGATTTGACAGGAACAAAGGTTTTTATACATAAGATTTATGAAAAAACTGGGTTGAAAAAATCTAGTGAAGAAAATAATGAAAAATATAAAGGAAGACTTTACTTTTATAAAAATTATTTAGAATTAGGAAAATTATTTGTTGATGTAGGGTTATTTACAGAAGAAAAATTGGGTGAGCTTAAAGCTGCAGTTTTGGAGGATATAAAAAAAAACCTTGACAAAATATGTGAATCAACACCTTTGTCAGAGTGTAAAAAAAATAAAATCTATGAACAAATGGTTAGTCATTACTTTTGTTGTGAAATAGAAGGTTGCGAAACTATACCTAATTGCATTGCTCCTAGTGATACAGTATTATCAAAAGGGGGTAGAAAAAGCAAACAAAAAAATAAAAGCAAACGTAAAAAACATCAACGCAGAAAAACTACCCGAAATAAAAAACATTAACGAGTTTTTTGTATTAATCTATAAAATATAAATAACCCAATTATGGTAAGCGAACCTACATAAAAATGTGTTGCAAAATTCATTTTGTATTCAGACTTTTCTTTATTTTCTTTCTTAGTTGTTAAAGGAATATTTGTAACCATTTTGTCGTTACTATTATAATCCATATCGGCGTTTATTAATTCGTTCTCTAATACATCATAGTTGTTGTTATTACCAGGTTTTATTGTTACTGGAAGCATAGATGAATCCTTTTCATTATACTTTGAAACGTTGGATTCTTTTACATCTTCAGGAGCACTTGGTTTCGTTGCCTGTTTTTTATTGGTATTCCAATCAGGCATTATAGGCATTAAAGGTCTATTGGCTAAAGCAGATTCTGATTTATTTAATTTATCATTACCTTTGTACTCGCTAATCACATTATTGTCATACTTATTATAGTTAAGAGAATCCATAATATATTATAACAACAAATTTTTTATAACATTTTGATTCAAATAAATAGGTATAAAGATTATTGATGAATATTATGTAACAATGTGTGGAATATTCACTTTACTAAATAATACTGGCCATCTATTAACTACTCAATTTATAAAGGAACAATTTGAAAAAGGTAAAGGTAGAGGTCCTGAGAATTCGGTATTTAAAAATATAATGATACAAGCCGATTTTGGATTTCATCGTTTGGCCATTAATGGGTTAGACGATATATCTAATCAACCAATTGTTATTAATGACATTGCTCTTATTTGTAATGGAGAAATATACAATTTTAATGAGCTTTATACTACCATGAATATAACGCCCAAGACTAATTCTGACTGTGAAATCATCATACATTTATATAAGAAGTACGGTATTGAACAGACATTGCAGATGCTAGATGGAGTATTTGCGTTTGTTTTAATTGACTACAGGATGAATTTGGCTACTTCTAAAATGTATATTGCTCGTGACCCTTATGGTGTGCGTCCTCTTTATTTCTTAGGACAGGAAGATAAAAACGTTTCGGTTGACCCATATGAACAAGTTAGAAGCGAAACTCTTTATGATTTTAATATTAGTTCAAACATGTTTGGATTTGCAAGCGAACTCAAGATGTTGTATGAAATTAAAAATAAAATGAACCAGTACGTAAAAAGTAAGAATCTAATGAAAAAATCATTGCCGTTTTATAAAATCTCACAGTTCTCACCAGGAACATATTCAGTATTTGACCTTAAATATAGAGTAAACTCTTCGTGGGAATTATCAAAAAATCAATGTCCTTATCATTCTATTGGATTTCATACAAATATTCTAATGTATGACTTTTATAATAATCCACAACAGGATATTGTTAACAACGTTCTAAAACATATTCAATATTATTTGAAGAGTGCGGTTGAAAAAAGATGCTCAACTACACAGCGACCAATTGCGTGTTTATTATCTGGTGGTCTTGATAGCAGTCTTATTACTGCACTAGTTAATGATTTTCATAATAAAAATAACCTCCCGACTATTGAAACTTACAGCATAGGGTTAGTTGGTTCAGAGGATTTAAAGTATGCCCGAATTGTTGCAGATTATTTGGGTACTAAACATACTGAAATCGTATTGACTGAGCAAGATTTCTTAGATGCTATCCCGCAAGTTATTCGTGATATTGAAAGTTATGACACTACAACTGTAAGGGCAAGTATTGGTAATTGGTTACTTGGTAAATACATCTCAGAAAATAGCCAGGCGAAAGTTATATTTAATGGAGATGGATCAGACGAACTTGCAGGTGGTTATTTATATATGAACTATGCACCTGACCAAATTGAATTTGACAGAGAATGTCGCCGATTATTGAAAGACATCTATTTGTTTGATGTTTTGCGTTCGGATAAATCTATTTCAACACATGGACTAGAGCCTAGAACACCGTTTTTGGATAGGACCTGGGTGCAATTTTATATGACAATACCTTCTTTTTTAAGGTTTCATAAAGTAGCTGGAGCTATGGAAAAATATATGATTCGCACTGCTTTTGGTCAGAGTCTATACAAAAATTATTACGGAAAACCATTATTGCCTGATGAAATATTAATGCGTAAAAAAGAGGCTTTTAGTGATGGGGTTTCTAAAACTAGCCGTTCTCTTTATCAAATCATCCAAGAGTATTGCGATGATAAATTTGCCAAGGAAGATTTACCAAATTATTCTTATGTTAGTCAAAGGCCAGATATGTATGAACAACTCGCCAGATGTAACGAAGATATGATTGCTGTAGGCGACCATCTTTTGCCACAAACGTCTGAGCAATATTATTATCGTAAAATATTTGAGTCACATTATAGCGGAATGGGTAAAATATTGCCTTATTTTTGGATGCCCAAATATGTCAATGCTAAGGATGCGAGTGCACGTACGTTAGAAATTTATAATTCTACTGTATAAAAATATAATGATTATTATATGGATAAATTTATTGGAAAAGTTGTTTTAGTACAATTTCCTAAGGTAATAAGGCCTAGATTTAGGTGGATAGTAAGAAAAAGAGAGGATAGTAGATTTATTGTTCGTGTTCCAAAAATAGGTGTTGCTATACGTGATTTAAACTTATTAAGAGACAAAGATTTTAATAAAGAAGTGGTATTAGAGAAAGGTTCAAAGCCATTTTCTAGTAGCACTAGAAAAAGTAAAAAGTCGTCTGGTAAAACACGCAAAAGTAAAATGATATAAAAATTTTATATTATATTTGATATGGATTGTATATTAGAACCAGAACAATATAATCTTATTTTTAGAGCATCATTTTTGTCACTCGGCTCATCTGTTTATGCAATTCATAATGGATACTATGATTTAGCACTTTGCCCTGGTGGCGTTTTCTTAACATCTATTACATATTGGGTTAAACCAGATTATTCTTGGCGACGTTATTTAGATATGTTGTATGTCAAATTTGCGTTATCTTACCAACTTTATAAAGCATATAATTCGCAATATATGGTCTATTATTATACACTTATTGCTATTACTGTTGCTTTTTATCCATTGGGTGTTTATTACTATAAAAAAAAACTTTATTGGAAGTCTACTTATTCGCATTGTATGTTACATTTAATTGCTAATATTGCGAATATAGTTTTATATTCGGGACGAATTGCGTGAAAAATTGATTGCTTTTTGATTTAATATGGTCTTATTAAATCAACAACAATGTCAGATATTCTTCTTAAGTTGCGAAACAAGGACGGCAAGTTTATGGTTAGTCCAGATGTCGTTAATTACATTAAACTATTTACTGGTGAATTGATTATGAGAAATGGTAAATATAGCAGAATAGGGAGAATACCCCTTTCAGATCCACGATATGATCTGCTAATAAAACGCCCCAGAATTCGTCAAGTGCATAACCGTGATTTGAATCATAATTATCCATTGAAGGGCTCTGTTTGGTTCAAAGTCAATGGGAAATTCATGGTTATTAATGCCGGATATCAATATGTTTGGGTAGGAACCCACAATCAAGAAGGATACTTTACTGAGGTATATTACAACGGCAATGTTTTGATAACTCGCATATACTAGTCTGTATAATTTTGTCTATATATAAAAATGGACGATAAACAAATATTAGAACTTGTTAAAAAGTCATTCTATGGTGTTTACTATTTTATGATTTTCGCATTTGTAATAACCCTTATATCTGCATTTATTGTCAAGGATTTCCAATTACAAAGAATCTTGGTTATTGAAATTTTGGTAACAGGTATTTCGTCTTTCATGTATTTTTTATTTACTAATAATATTAATGAATATTTCGGCGCAGTTCATAAAGAGGGTGAAAAAATAGATTTAACAGTGGTAGACCGTTTGCGCTACAATGGATGGGTTTTTAGTACACCTCTTATGCTTATCGCATTATGTTTGGCACTTTCAAACTCTACAAAAATAGCACTTAATCCTATTCTTTTGATTACTATTTTGATGCTTAATTACATTATGTTATTACTTGGCTATTTAGGAGAAGTGAATATGTTGGACCGTTTCTTTGCAATGATACTTGGTTTCATACCGTTTTTAATTATATTTTATTTAATATTTAGCGCATTTTTGATGAATACTTTCAATCCCTTTAATTTCCTTATCTTTGCTATGTATTTTATTATTTGGGCCGGTTATGGTATTGTCTATTGTTTTGAAGAGAAAGAGAAAAACATTTTTACTAATCTTTTTGATGCTTTATCCAAGGGTGTTGTTGCAATTATTTTATCACTTAGTTATTTAACGTGGTAAACACAAAAAAATATAATTATTGTATATAATGCCTCATAAGGAAGATACTAAAAAATCCCCACAATCCGCTGATAAGTGGCGTTACACTCTATACACGACATTCGTTCTCTTAGCACTATTCAATCCTTGGACCTACAAATTGGTTGATTCATTATTGTCTGGATTCGTAGGTCAAATTGCTGGCAAATATGGATGCCCTACGACGGTAGGCTTTGTTTTACATGCTATTATATTTACATTAATAATCCGCTACATGATGGATTTGCATATATAAAAAATAATACATTAGAAACATTACAATACTACTTTTGTAATTATTTTTGTGAAATAGTAAAAATAATTATATTATAAGATGACCTACAAAAAAATAAATCACTTCGCTCCTCGCGAAACCACATGTTTTGATGTTTTTATTGGTATTTCCGGTTGGTTTTTCGGATTTTTTGAAGGTGTTATTTTCGGATTAATAACTATGTGTGGTAAAAAAGAATCAGATGATGGAGAATTATTACATGAAATAGAAGTATTTACATACGAGATGAGTAGTGGTTACGAAGCAGCAAAAAAAGATGTTAAAATATAAAGAATGTGTTTTTTTTGTAATGTGATGTTTAGAAATCCGCACTAAAATCAAATATATCCTTATCTACTGTTTTGTTTGCCAAAGCATATTCTGAGTTGGTACGCTCAAAGAAGTTTACCTTAGATTCAATACTAATCAACTCCATGAAATCAAATGGATTTTGTGATCCATAAATCTTATCATAACCCAACTGAAGAGAAAGACGGTCAGCCACGAACTCAATATATTGTGTCATCAATTTGGCATTCATACCAATCATTCGGCAAGGAATCGCCTCTGTAATAAATTCCTTCTCAATCTCTACTGCCTCCATAATAATCTCGTGAATACGCTTCTTAGGTAACTTTCTCACCAACTTAGAATACAACAAGATAGCAAACTCCGTATGTAATGCCTCATCTCTAGAAATCAATTCATTAGAGAACGTAAGTCCAGGCATCAAGCCACGCTTTTTCAACCAATAAATAGAAGCAAATGATGAGCTAAACAAGAGTCCCTCTACACAAGCGAAAGCTACTAGACGTGCTGCGAAGCTACTACGCTTATCATTCAACCACTTCTTTGCCCAGCTAAACTTCTTCATAATGCATGGATAATGTTTGGTTGCTTCAAACAACTTGGTCTTCTCCTCCGAATCCTTAATATACGTATCAATCAACAAACTATACATTTCACTTTGACATGTTAATATTCCATTAAATATTCCTCTGTGCTTTTTAGGTTCGTTAAAACAATACGTTGGCTCGTCGTCCAAAATTTTTTCTATGCTTACTAATTTTATTCTTTCTGACTTCTCAATACTGTCATTTAATCTTTCACAATAAATAATCTGCAAACGTTTTGGAGAAAATCCCAAATCCATTAATTTATTTACTGATTTTCCAGTTATATACAAAACGTAACAATCTTTACAGTTATAATAAGCATAGTCACCCGAACCATCATTCTTTGGCATTAATCTTTTTTCTGCTTTATGGTTTAATTTAATAGAAGAAATAACACCCAACGTCGTTAGCAACAACTGAACTTCCTGCAAGAATTTAATATCAATAGAAGTTATTTGTATAGCAGTAGAATCTTTTGTTGCGTTTAAATTAACACAACCATCCGCATCCGCATATCCTTCTAACCACCGCAATCTTGTTTCAATACTATAATTAATTGGAACTTCAAACTTTGGTTTGTTTATATAGTTATGAACATAAAAGCTAATTTTCTTATCATCTTCCTGAAAGCTATCATATTTAAAATGTTCTAATAACTCTCTCTTTTTATCATATAAATAAATTAATGGGTAATTATTACAGTATGTACCATCTCCACAAAAGAACCCGTGCATGTATGGGTTCATAAATTCATCTGAATTATTAAATTCAACACAAGGTGTAACATAGCGCTCTACAATATCATCAATTTGTAAATCCTTTGTTTCTACTTCTTTGCAAATACATCTTTCAGGATGATTCTTATTACCCGATTGAATTAACCATTTATGGCCAGGGCTGCAATCTAACTCCATACCATTAGATAAAACTACTTTGAAAATTTCTTGATTTCCAGTATATTTAACAATGACATCTGTAAATTCATCGCCGTTCCAAATATTTACGTTTTTATTTTCCAACTCTTTTATCATAAAGTAACCTTTATCTGTAAGAATCTTTGTTTCTCCAACAACACAATGAATATTTTCCATAGCAATTTGGAAGCCATAAAATGCCCTAGCCTCTGAAACTTGAATATCTGCCATAAAACGAACCGCCAAATTCTCTGTCACTGCACCGTCACTTGCCGAAAAGAATGCCAATACCATCTTTATAAATTTCTGTTCATCTTCATTTAATGTGTTCCAATCATTCAAATCCTGAGCTAAATTGACCTCATTTACAATCCAAAAACAATCTACTTGTTTTTTATACATTTTCCAAATATCATCATGTTGGATGGGAAACATTACGTAGCGATTATCGTCAGGCGTCAAAAGGGGTTCAGTGAAGGCTGGCTCGGACATTTTCGTCTAAATAATATACTGGTTAGATTTTATCTCCTTTTGGGAATTTAATTAGAGAGTATGTGAAGTGCGTTGAAATTCACATACTTTTATAAATCAATTTTTTGGTTTACTTTCTGGACTTGCGAGACTTACGAGCCTTGCGGGTCTTTCTTGATTTTCCACCACGCATAGCACGTTTAAATGACTTAGGAACAACGCTTCCTACGAATTTTCCAACGCCACTAGCTACGCTTCCTACACCACTAGCTACATTTCCAACGAGCTTTTTACCTCTGTTGACTACGTTTTGAACGACTCCTTTTTTTGCCATTATATATTATTACTAGAAAATATGCTAAACTTGTGTGAATATAGAGACATTTTTGCTGAACCAAATACAGGACCCCATCAATATAGAATTTTTAATATAGCTATAGTTGATGTTGTGCTAACAATACTTCTTGCATATGGAATTTCATGGTTTTTTAACTACCCCTTCCTCCCCACTTTAGGAATTTCGTTTTTCATTGGAATAATCGCACATAGGTTATTTTGTGTGCGAACCACCGTGGATAAATTTCTTTTTCCAATTGTAGACGACCCTGAATGATAAATTTAAGCCAGTATTTATTTTCATTGGCTAATATAAATGAAGCATACAGACATTGACCTTTCTGACTCTATCGGTGAGCCTAAATCTGAACCCAAGAAACAACGTACTCGTAAACCCAGGAAACAAAATCAAAAGGAAATATTGAATGAGTATTACACCGAAGTAGAGAAAGAAAGAGACAATTCTGTTGCAAAACAGAGAAAGTTATATGAAAATATGCAATACCTCTCTGGACAAGAGAAAACCCTATTTGAACAGAAATTTACAGTGCCCAAGAATTTTAGTCAAGAGCGTTACGTAGGTTTATTAAAACAAAAATCCAAGAAAATTGTTGTAGCTACTGGTCCTGCTGGAACAGGAAAAACTATGTTTGCTACTGAATTCGGTGTACGCAATTTTTTGTTAGGAACTTATGAAAAACTCATATTTACTCGCCCATCTGTCTCCGTAGATGAAGATTTGGGATATTTACCAGGAACATTAGAAGAAAAAATGGCTCCATGGGTGCGTCCTATTTATGACATACTTTATCAATTTATATCACCTAGAGAAGTAACTCAATTAATAGAAGAAAAAATTATTGAGATTTCTCCATTGGGATTTATGCGCGGTCGCACTTTTAAAAACTGCTGGATAGTTGCAGATGAGATGCAAAATTCTACTATTTCTCAAATGAAAATGTTACTTACTCGTTTAGGAGAAAATAGCCGTCTTGTTATTACTGGTGATTTAGAACAATATGATAGAAACAATGAAATGAATGGTTTAGATGATTTCTTAAATAAATTTAGAGGCAAACGTTCTACTAGTATTTCAAGTTTTGAATTCCAAAGAGGCGATATACAACGTGAGGAAGTAGTAAAGGAAGTACTTGATATTTATGGAGGTGATGTACCTACTGATTATAGTCTAGATTTTAATGAATCTCATGATGATAATAATTCAGACAATTCAAATAATTAATACAATTTAGGATAATCAATATTTTCCCTATATAAAGTATACAAAATGTTTAATAGACTTATGAAATTAAAATATAATTTTAATCCCATTCTCCATAATCGTATTATACTCTATTTCTTTTTTGCTATTGCGTTAATTGATTTAGTTTATTTTTTGAATATTGGAGATATGTACTCATTTTCAGTGATTATATTGGTAGGAATGTTAACATCATTTTTTGTTAAAAATATGATTGTCATATTATTTGTAGCCATTGTAGTAACCCATCTTTTAAAGCATGGTCGTTCTTCTTTTAGCGAAGGTATGGAAGGAATGGACGAAGATATAGTTGAAACCGATAAAAAAAAATCTGCTTCTTCTGATAAAAAAAAATCCTCTACTTCTGATAAAAAACCAACTGCTTCGTTAAAGGATTTTTCTAAAAACATAGAAGAAATTATTAGTAAAGAAGAAGACCCAGAGCAAAATGAATTAATTGAACAATTACCAGAAATTAAGGAGACACGTGATAAAATTGTTAACCACGTTAAAGATATGCAACCTTTATTAGAAAAATTCCAAGGATATATTGATAAATTTAACGACTATAATGCATCTGGTAAATAATTTCTCATTGATACATAATCAAACCATATTATTAACATATTTTTTTATTGTTTAGTTGGTTATTATATTATAACTATATCTAATATATATTTATTATTTTATAAGAAATGCCGCTTCCATTATGGGTAATGAGTGTTGTAGGTAGTTTAATAGCTGATGCTCAAGGGGCAACTACAATTACACAAGGAATTGTTCATGCTTTACAAGGAGCTTTTCATACATTACAAGGTTCTCTTATGCAATCACAATATTTATACTGGCTTGCATTCTGGGCTCCTATTATTGCTATAGAATTTAAAGGACTGCTTAATATTATTACTGGTGCTTGGGAAGTCTTTATAAACACGCTTACGTTCCTCCCACAGTTTGGTCTATCTTTCGCAGATGGAGTAACAGCACTATTTACATTTTCAATGTCATGGATGATGTGTCTATTTAAAAATTTATCTAATATGCAAACATGTTTTTTTTATTATTTATTAGAGATAATTGGTCAAATATTGTATCTACCTGTTAGAATATTTTTATGGATTGCTTCCCAGTTTAAAATTGACCTTTATCCATTAGAAACACTATTTTGGGATTTAATTGAATACATAGATCAAATTGTATTGAAAGCAGCAGGATTTCATATTTCGCATTATCCTAAAAATATTCGTGAACAATGTTATAATTGTAAACGATTGAAGATATCTTCTTTAGTAGATCACTCTATGCCTATGGTAAACGATGTAACAAATGTGCTCCCACCAGCTCTTGGCCCTGGTGTAATGAAGATGATTACAGGTGGTACTCAATTAATGAATCCATTTGGATAATAATATTAATATATTGTATATTAAAATGGGTAAAAAATGCATTCCTGGAGTATTTTGTATTGAAAACATGACATTGTTTTTATTATTCGTCATATTGGTGCTTGTTGTTTATTTTTATTATACTATTTCTAAGAACGGCCAAGGAACGGGCCAAGGAACGGGCCAAGGAACGGGCCAAGGAACGGGCCAAGGAACGGGCCAAGGAACGGGCCAAGGAAC